CACGGTATTTGTTGAGCTGGGCAGCATTGCCGGGCTTCGGGGCCTTCTTGCTGACCTTCTCCAGTTCCTTTTCAGCGTCTTTGACACTGTTGGCGACAACCGCGTCGGCTTCCTCGGGGCTCAATCCTGCTTCATCATACAGGAAACGGTGCCCGCGCTCGGGACTGGTGGCAAACCAATCCACCTCGTCACCGTTCATCGGCATGGCGTCCTCGTCGGGCTGTTCCTCCTCGACAGCCTCTTGTTCAGGTATTGCATTGCCCTGCGATGCTTCCACATCGGCGGGAATATCATTATCCATTACCTCTTCTCCATTATCCACGGCGGCACCGCCGCCGTTAATGGCCGCCTGCTCGGCAATGCGGGCCTCGCGCTGCGCGTCGGCGGCGTCTTGGATCATCTGCATGGGCATGAGCTGCTGCTCGCCGCCGTCAACGCTGACGACGGTATTCACGCCGTCACCGGCATCGCCGATAATCGTGATCGTGTGCTGCTCCTCGCCAAACGGCAACGTGTATTCGTCGCCAGGCTGGAACGGAAGCACGCCGTCAATGCGGTTGCTCGCGTCAGTGGCCATGGTCTCCTGGATGGTGGCCGCAGCTTCCTGTTTCAGCTGGTCAGCCATGACAGGCTCGTCGGCACTCGCCAGGTCGCTAATGTGGATCATGCGCTTGCCGCCGGTGGCAGGGTCAAACACAATCAGGTCGCCGTCGCTGTTTTCGATGTCGATGTTACCCTCGGGAGTGAGCGCGACATTACCGCCGACTACCCACACCTCGCCGCCGGTCTTGAGTACGGCATGGTGAACGGCACCGGTATCGGCATGTGTCTGCTGATCCACAGTCGCCTCACTCTCGGTAATGGCCTTGTCAACATCATCCTGGACGTGCTGCAACATACCGTCATAGGCCGCCATGGCGTTAGTGTATTCCTCAACGGCTTCGCGCTGCTCGTCGCTCAACGCGGCAAGCCAGGCCTCGGGCAGCTCACCGCTAAGGCTCTCAATGTTGCTGTCGTCGAAGCCCAGGTTATACAACCAGGCACGCGCCACATCAACACGCTCCTTCACTCCGGCCTGCTCCTCGTCAGCCGCATTGTAACCCTCATTGAAGCTCTGGTCCTGGCGTTGCTCGGCCTCACCTTTCTTCCACTCGTCATAGGTGTAAGTGGTGACACCCTGCACTTCATCGGGCTTGACAATAACCTCGTTGTGCTGCCCGTCAATGGCAACATAGTTGCCGTTACTGTCCTGGCCGACAATCTCAATGGGAACTCCCATGCCGTCGCCGCGGTCATATAGGCCGACTGTAACACTGCCGGCCTTCTTGCGCCTGTTGTCAGCCTCAAAGTAAGCTGTGCCGGTGCTGACACTGCCCATGATGCCACCCATAGCGGCACCGCCTTTAAATCCCTCGACTCCTTCTTCAAGGATTTCCATGAAGGTGGGGTAATCTTCTGGATTCTTATACAGGATCTCGGATGCTTTTTGTAGAGTCCCTGCCGCAAACTCACTGCTACCCTCTGCAAGGATGTCACCAGTATAAGCCTTGACAAGCGTACCGTTGCCGAGCTCTTTCCTTGCGGCTTCAAGCAGCTGCTGCACCTCATGGTGGGCAGGATTGTTCACATCGGCAACCGCATCCATCAGCCTGCGGGCAGATGTAGCCTTCACCTCGCCAAACACGCGCCTGGTGTAACGGTCAAACGGTATCTTCTCGGTGGCATACTCAAGCATGGCATTGACGATACCGGCTGTCCACACCTGGTTCTCGTTGGCTCCATACAGGCGCGCCTCCTGCATTGCCTGGGATCCCGACGAGATACACATGTAGCCCATACCCAACTGGCCAATCGCTTGGGCCGCTGCCGGGTTCCTCGTCGTCACGCCAACAGCTACAGCGGCAGCACTGGGAACAAGTTGCGCTACCTGTTGACCCCACCAGGCCGCATCGCCTTCAACGCGTTTGGCCATGGCGGTATTATACACGTTGTCTCGCATCTGGCGGTCGCCCCATGAGTATGTCGTCTTGAGTTTGCGCAACAGGGCGGCACGCGTGGCATCAATATCTATACGCCCGTCTTTGGCACGGACGATACACCCAGCGAGCACACGACCAGCACCCTCGCTGGCACCAGCCTCATCTCCATCGAACATGAGCATTCCCAACAAGCCCATGTTGTGCAGAGTCCCGGCGACAAGTTTTGTCTCAGCATCCTCGCCGTATTTATCAAGGGCTTCGATGGCATCAATCACGTCGCCGCGGTCGTCAGCAATCAGGTTAGCAGCTTCACCAGTGAAGTATTTCACATCTCGCCACATCTGGCCCATGGTGGTTGTGAAACCGTTCCAGAAGCCTGTATCGGTGGGCATGGCGTTATTGGCGGCACCGACGACAATATTGTACGCCTCCTCGGGATAGCGGTTGTTGTCGCGGGCATAGAGCATACTGCCTGCAAGCAGCTTCCTACGGTCGGCTTCCAGGGCCTTGCGGTCTTCATCCGTAGCTCGTCCGATATTGATCGTGTTCTCGCGGGCCTGCTTGTCTCTCAACACCTCGCTCAGGTAGGCCACACGGGCATCCCAGCTCATATTGTCCTGGTGATCCATCTCTGCCGACACGGCAGGATCCATCTTCGCGGCATGGTAATGGTAAACACCTGTTGACTTGGACTGCCCTCCGTGACCATAATCCCTCGCATGGCCCATGCCGACATCACGGTAGCGCATCTCGGTTGCATAAGCCATCATGCGGCTGGCATCGTCACGCCCGTAGCCTTGCGTCAGTGCATTGTCCGAGTCTTTGCCGTAAGCGCTGTACAGGTCATTGAAGGCTTTGATCAGTTGCTCGTCGGTCATTTCGGCTGCTTCTTGTTCGGCTTGGTCATACGCCTCGCTGGAATAGTTGCGCCCGATATGGGCAAAGCGCAATGCGCCTGGATCAAGCTGGCCAATGCGACGGCCATTGCGCCAGGAGTAGTGCATCTTGCCGTCGCCCGCATCGGGCTCAAACGAATATGCCTCGGGCTCAAGATAGATCTCACCCACCTGTGACATGCGCTGCTGTATGGCTTGCTCCTCGGGAGTTTGAGTGACCGGCGTTGCATAGACGCTGCCGCCCTCTCCAGCGCGGGTAGTAACCAATCGACCGGCATTGTCGCGGGCATAACCCTTCGGCGTCGGCTGGTTCCATTGGTTTACCTCCCTGGTGAACTCTTGCAACTCCGCCTGGCCTGTCGGCGTACTCGGCGGCTGTGCCGCCGACACATCACCAGCCTGTGCTGTCCCAGTATTCGGCGATGCCATCGCCGACGCCTGCGGCTGACCAAAACCAAGGTTCTGCTCAAACTCGTCAAACGGCTCCATATCGTAGCCGTCGTTAACCAGCGCATCATACGCGGCTCTGCGCTTCTTACCGTCTGCCAGGTTCTTGCGGAACTCATCCAACGGCTCCATATCGTAGCCGTCGTTAACAAATGCGTCATATAGAGATTTAATCTTATCCTCAGCCATCGTGTATTACTTTTTTCTTGCCGTTGGGCTTTCCTTTCTTGTTTTATTGCCACTGCCACCGGTCGGGCTTTTCTTCCCGCCCTGCTTGTCTTTCGCCTGTTTGTCGGCGCGGGTCTGGTTATATCTGGACTGCCTGCCAGCTTCCGCTTTAGCGGCAATACGTTCTCGAGACTGACGGTCTTTTGCTTTATTCGCATTATTGTCCTTGCGCTTATTCTCAGCCTCTTTTGTGCGGTTCGCCTCTTTCTCTGCAGCAAGTCGTTCCTTCTCCTTATCAGCTCGCTCTTTCTCCTCATCCTGCCTGCGCTGATGATCGGCATAATCCTCCCAACGCTTACCCTGGCTCTCCCAGTATTTCTCCTGGGCGGCCTGGTGTTTGGCAGCCTGTTCGGCGCGCTGCTCTTCACGCTTTGCCTTTCTCTCGGCCAGCTCGCTGTTGCGGCGCTCGCGCAGGTAACTCAACAGTTTCGTGTCGTTGGCGTCACGCTCGCGGCGCAGCCGCTCATGGCGTTTGGCGACACCTTCCATCAGTGAAGTGCCGGTGCCCTGATTGACAATGGCACCGTTACCGGCGGCATGGATCTGAGCAAGGGCCGACACGCCGTCACCAATGGCGGCGATGATGCGCTCGGCTTTTTCCTTCTTCTCGCGTTTCTCGCGCTGTTCGTCGGTCTCCATACCCATGCGGCGCTTTTGCTCATCATACCAGCTAAACCATTCTTTCAGGCTTTTCGGGCTGGTATCGACACCTTCAAGCCCTTTGATTTTCTCCTGCTTTAATCCAGGCATGGCGGGCTTGGTATCTTCGGGAGTCAACGCGGGCTTGGGCTCGGCAGGTTTCTGCGGGGTAGCTGCCGTTGCTGGCTTCTCGGGAGTGGCGGGAGTAGCCGCGGGCTTAGAGTTGCCCAACTGTACGACCTCGCCATTGGTGCCGTTCTTTTCTTTCTCCACATTCTCGGCGGTGAGCGCAGGTTTCGCGGGAGCGGTGACGCCAGGCGTGCTATACACCTGGCCCTGCATCTGCTGTCGGTCCATAGACTGCCTGTTAGGCTTCTTGAAGCGCGACATCAGTGTGTTATATGTGTCAGTGGTTGCCATGTCGGTAACGGTTTAGATTAACCCTGCGCCATGCTGCCAGCGATGCCGAGGCCGTTCTGGACGGCGTTGGCGATATTCTGACGCTTCTGCTGGGTAAGGTTGTACTCCTCCTGTTCAAGCTGCTGCTTGCGGGCCACGTGCTGCTGGTGCAGCTGATCCTGGCGCGCTGCCTCACTGGCGGCGACGCGGGCAGCCGTCTCGGCTCCCTGCTCTGCGCTGGCGGCTTTCTCTACAGCAACACTCTCGGGCGTGCCGCCCATCACGGCAGCGGTGCCTGCTGCCTGGCGGTTACGGTCGCGGATGGCGTCAAAGGTCCTGCGAAGGGCATACTGCGCGATGATCGACTGCGACGGGTCACGGTAACTCACGCGACGGTCCTCGTTGTCGTTCTCGCGTTTCATCTTGTCGAGCTTCTGCTGGCCCTCCTCGGCGGCGCGCATCGCCTGGATGCCGCCATACACCGACGACGCTATCTTTGCAAATGCTGATAATGCTGTTCCAATCATGATCGTTACTCTGTTAACAGTTATAATTATGGCACAAAAATAAAGCCCTAACTTTGCACTCGAGTTTTATCTGTTAACCAAGCACGAAACTATGGCACGAAAAAAAGGATCAGTAAAAACTGGTGGCAGAAAGAAGGGAACGCCCAACAAAGCCACCATGTTCGGCACCCAGACCATCATGGATCTGCTCGACGACTACCAGCAGAGCGGCCTCATGGCACAGGACTTCAAGGCAATAGGGCCTCTCGGGCGCTTGACCCTCATGAAGGACCTGGCAGGCTACATCATCCCAAAGAAAAAAGCCCTCGAAGCCGACGTCAATGTCAACTCCGAGGCTCAAGAATCCATCATCGACCTGCTCCGGCAGCTTGCCGACGACAACGAGTGAAGAAATCTATTTCACTCTACTTTAGATTTTATGCCATTTTTTCTTCCGCAGAAATCGGCATTTCTGCAACATAAATAGCTATTTCTGCAACATAAATGCGAAGAAAAAGGCATTTCTTCCGCAGAAATCGGCATTTCTGCAACATTTATGGCCATTTCTTCAACATCCTTTTTTTTAAATAAAAAGAAAAATAAAAATCATCATCATCAACCGCGCGCGTGCGCGCGAGAGAAAAAAGAATTTTTTTGTTTTGGGGTGATAAAACCGAGTGAAAGCCGAGCGCAGAGCCAAGCTCGCTTGAGCTATGCAGAGGCGCATCCTCGGTTCGCCGTAAGGCAAACCCGAGGGACTGGGGTCGCGCGCGCGAGGCATGTTCCCGAAACGGTTTTCGGAAACAAAATCCCAGGCATGTAAGGTTAGCATGTAAGATAGGCAGGAAGCATGTAAGGAAACGACACAATTTCCTCGGAAAATTATGCGCACATTTTTCCCTGAATTATACGCAGTTGCAATTTGCTCGCCTCATTGATAAGGCGATCAAAGCAATTAACTCACGGAAATTCTCACGGAAATTCACGGAAAATTTTCCGCGTCCGTGTTGTTCCGTGGGCGGCGGTTTTACCGCCGTTGATACAGCACCCAGTCGATCACTTTGCGGTTCGCCTCATCGACCCGGGCCCGGTCCTTGGCGATATAGATCTGCGTAACGCCGCGCTGGCTGTGCCCCAGGGCCTGCCCGATCACGTCAATCGACACGCCAAGCGAGTAGGCGATGCTCGCCCAGGTATGGCGGGCCCAGTAGGCCGACAGTTCCGGCCACGTCTTGCGGCGCACGGCCACCAGCCTCACCTTGCCGTCGCGGGCGACACGTTCCTCATTCGTCACGCCGCCCAATGTTTTCAAGGCTCTATTCATCTTCTTCAGGAAGTCGTCATAGTTGCGGTAGTTGTCCAGGATGTTCAGCAGCTGGCCCTCGCCCTGATAGCGGCCGATGATCTCCATGGCCTCCGGCTCCACCTTCACGTCCACAGGCTCGCCCGTCTTGCTGCGCCGCGTCGCTATGCGCCCATGGCGTATCTGCTGCAGCTGGAACAGGTCAACAGGGGCCAGGCCGCATAACAAAAACATCAGCTTGAACATGTCCAGGTACCGGCGCTCATACGGCAGCGTCGGCGTCTCCCACAGCTCGCGCAGCTCGTCAACCGTCAGCGCACGGTGCTGTGTCGGCTCACTCTTGATCTTGAAGCGGCGGAAAGGATAGTTGGTCGTCAGCTCTCGGGTGATCGCGTCGTTCATCACAGCCCGAAGGTTACGGAAGTGTATGCTCCTGGAGTTCGCGCTGCGCATCGTCAGCGACAGGAACGCCTCATAGCGCATCAGCCACTCCGCCGTAATGTCCTCCAGCAGCAGCTCGTCACACGCCGCGTCAAAGCGTCTGATACGTTCCATGGTGAAAAGATACTGTTTCCTGGTGCGCTCGTTACGCTGCGACTGGGCAAAACGCAGGTACTGTTCCATCAGCTTCGGCTTGTCCAGGCGCGTCCAGTCCTCGCCGCTGACCGTGCAAGACAGCCGCCGCTTCACCTCGTCGAAGGGAAGCTCCTGCCCCATGAGCGACAGGCACAGACCGTCCACATCCATGCGGATCTTGCCGAGCATCATGTTGAACTGGTGTTGGTGCGGGTGCCCGGTCACACGTTCCGAGCGGGGATCCCAGTGGCACGGAGCGACGCAGATACCCGTAGCCACATACATGCGCCGTCCCTCATAGGTCAGCGCCACTCTAAGCGGATATTCACCGCTTTTGCGCATCATGCGCGTGTCAAGATAGATTTTGTGTCGCATAATCAAAACGTATTGACACAGATTTTGACACATTTTTTGTGGCCAAATATAGCCATTTGTGCAATCTTGTGCCGTTTTTTTTATCGACACGGGAGTTAAAATCCCAATCATTAAGGCATTTAATATATTCTATATCAAGCCTTTACTATTTTGAGCGGTAAACGGGACTCGAACCCGCGGCCCTCAGCTTGGGAAGTCAATCTCCCGTGAGTTATGTTGTTAATAATTAAATGGTTATAAAAAATTTTCGTGTTTTTTGACAATGTAATTGACAATATATAATAATGTAAACCGCTGATAATCCGTCAATCTTTATTGTAAGTGTAGATCTCATTCTTCATCGATTTTTCCTCCTTCTCACCAGAATTATGCCTTGCTCCTTCTTCAGGTTTGATAAGAAATCATAAGCGAAGCTCTTTTCACCCTCCAGAGTGGTTTCTCCGTCGATCTCCACTTGGTAAAGATCTTTGAAGCGCAGCACCTTCAACACATGGGCTTCACCATTGAAGTCAATATCAAAGGTTTCTATAGTATGAAATGGTAATTTAAACACTGCCATCTTTTTACAACACTCATAGTCTTATCAATCCTACTACCAGATTATACGAAATAATTAACTTTTTATGAACCGATCAAATGATATAAACTGGATGTCGCTTAATATCTGAGGTATTACCGTGTTATCAGAAAGAAGCACAGGAATAATTCTTTTATTAAGTTGTTTCATTACTCGTATCTCGTATAGTTGCATTTTTGAAAGTTCTTCACCTACGAGTACTATACAGAAAGAAGCATATTTTATTTGTTTATGTATATTATCTTTAATAGAATCACCAGCGCCAATAGAAAATTGGCTTGAAAACATCTGGCCTTTAAATTTCCACATGATTCGATCTGCTTCACTCTTCGCTTCTGGTGTATAGGATATATATATCTTGTGATGCCGTTCCCGTTGAAAGAAATTAGCATATAAAGTAATAATAGTTACGATTGTCGCTATTATAGAAATCAACAAAATCAATGTTGCTGGATCAAAAACTGAAATCGTTGATTCTTTACGAAGTTTATCAACCCATAAATAGATTGAAAGAACACAAATAGCTAAAAAAGTAAATGCTAATAATATGAGCGCTGTCTTTCTTCTCATGCGATAATTTTATAAATTGCAAATAATAGTGTAAAGCCTAAAACATCTGGGATAATTATACCACCCGCCCAGCTATAATGCCAGCCTATCTCCGACCTTTTCCAGCCAAATTTTCTGATAATAAGAGAAACTAGAAATAGAACTACACCACATAATAACACTAAAAGTATAATTTTAGAATGGTATTCATTAATAACATTCGGTGGTAATTTCCCTAGATTTGAACTAAAGTCCACGATTATTGCCAGTAGTCCAGATACACACAAGTCTGGACCCCAATAAAGCAGATCTCGAGAGAAACTAGCATGAACGTCGTTCTGTGAAGTGTACTTTACGAATGTACCTACAGCAACAACTATTATAGGTAAGATAAGGAATCTAGCTAAAGGTTCAGAAAGGAAAATAAATAGATGCTGCATAATACTTCTTATGTTGTATTTTTACTCACCTATTCAAAACTTGTACTACTTTGTCCTTTAACCCCATCCGCACAAACTCATCCTCGTCAACATCAAGTTCGATGACAACTTTAGCGGACATCTTCTTCTCAAGTTGCTCATTTAAGTGGGCAATTTCTTGTTTCAAGCGCTCTACCTCTGTGTTTGGTGCTTCTCCTTCTTCCATGAAGAACACACTGGCAGAAACCCCTAAAACCTTTGCTAATGACTCAACCGTGCTGATCTTAACATCGGCACCAGAGAGTATGTTATCCAGAGTTGTCCTGGAAACACCACATGCTTGAGCAATTTGCACCTTGTTTAGTTTACTTTGCTCTAACAACTGATTTATTTTTCTAATATTCATAGTGTTAAGTTTTATTGTCCAATAAAGTTTGCAATTTTTAACACAAAAATGTCCAATAAAGTTTGCATATATGTCCAGTAAACTTTACTTTTGCGGCATAAATTTATAAATAAATCAATTTATGAGCAACAAAATCGACGAAAAACTGCCTATCGCACCGACGATTAACGCCCTCGAAGTTGGCCAGTCGGCGATATTTCCCAGCGAGCGCACAAACGCCGTGCGTTCTACGGCCAACCTCCAGGGCTTAACCCAGCACAAGGAGTTTAAGTGCAACCTTAACGAGGACCGCACGCAGATCACCGTCACACGCATCGCATAACTAACTTTTCTAACCAATAAAGGATCAACAATCATGAAGAAGATTTTATTAACCATCGCCATCGTGCTCGCATCGCTCAACTGCGTTGCGGCACCAGAGAGCTCCAAGAAGGCCGACGCCAAGCCGGCTGTCGAGCGCGTAGAGAAGAAGCAGGACCAGTCCACGGGCCGTCCCTGGAAGGGTCATGAAGTGTTCCGTGGCCCCAAGGGCGGCCTCTACTACTGGCATGTGCCCAAGACCGGCAAGAACGCGGGTCAGCAGGTCAAGCGTTACCTGACCAAAGATGAGCGCGAACAGTTCAACGCCGGCAGTGACGGCACCAAAAAGCAATGAGCCATGAGTGAAATTGACAAAGCGCTGGAATACGCCCAGCAGGAACTCATCAAGAAGTTTGGCGGCAAGGCCGTCAGCGAGGATGACGCTTGCGACGAGATCTACGACTGCATGGAGCAGTACGGCGAGGACAACGACCTGCCCGAAGGCTGGTGGATGGACTATGGAGACATCGACGACATCTTCGTCATGCTTCAAGAGCGCATAGAGCAACAAAAGTAATTAACCAGGGGCGGCACCGTCCGCCCCACAATAAAACCAACAGTCATGAGAACAGTAATCATATCCATCTTGTTCTGCGTCGCGCTAGTGCTGCTGATGGCAGAGAGCGAGGATGTCGCCGTCCTGCTCGCATCCAAGGCCGCCGCCTTCGCCGTCGGCTACGCCGCCGTGCGCCTGAGCGGCAAGTGGGCATTGTCTGACACCATCAACGCCAAGGAGGACTGACCATGACACCGATTGAGCCAACATGCCCCGACAGCGCCCGCTACGGCCTCAAAGAGGCGGCGGCCCTGCTCGACGTACACCGCAACACGCTGTACAACCACACCAAGCAGCACAAGATCAAGTGCGGCTACCGCAGGACTAACGGCAGGCCCTTCTACACGGGCCGGGCCATCAAGCAGTACTGGCGGTCACAATTCTAGAACCAGCAAGTACACAACCTATAGGAGCCGACGGATGGTGCGACCCACCTTAAAAGACCTTAAGCCGGTGACTGGCCGGGAATAGAACGGCCCCCTCAAAAAACAAACTGGTCTGCCGCGATGGCGACTACCGTAGTAGCTCAAAAGTAGAGCACGCCCGAAAGGGAAAGATGTCAGGTGCAACTCCTGGCCTGCGGACAAAAACGAGATCCTTGACATACTGGGTCACTTTCTCTAAAGCAAAAGGCGACCGGTGTAGCCAGGCACCTGGTAAGTGCGTCAGATGGCAAGACACTTGGCTATAAACATGTCGCTACCAACGGCAAGTTTTGAGGAGCGCGGGTTCAAGTCCCGTCACCGGTCCTACACAGTCTATTTGTATTACTAGGCACCTGATTTATTGATTAAATCTGTTACTTTATTCAACAATTCATGGTATTTTTGATTTCCCCGTCCGCGTCGTGAGACGCGGCGGGTTTCTTAAAGAGGCATCACGCGGCCCGCGTAGGGCACAATCACAGTAAGATTTTTAATGGATTAGTTATTTGGATTAGTAGTTATTTATCGATCAGTTAATAAATTGGAAGGTTTGAAACAAAGTTGTTAAACATTAATGCAACCCCGCCCACCTGCGACAGGCATAGCGGGTAAACATCACCCGGCCCTGGATTGGGCATAAGACTAATAGTTTCTCATAATTTTCCATTTTAGAACGTGTGTTTCTAACCCCCGCTTCGTCGGGATGACGCGGCGGCATTCATATCACCCGGCCCGGGTAGGGCAACCTGCGATTACAAGCGTAATGATTCATAAGAAGAAGGCCGCCTGCCAAGTCGAACGGGGTATGCTCCGCAATGATAGGCACTTGCTCGCCTTAAGCGGTCCACCAGGCTGATACTGGCGGCGGTAAATGCGTAAGACTTTTCCCGCTTCGCTGGGAAGCGCGGCGGGTTTCCAGGAGATCATCGGGCACCAGGCCCGACAACAATATCGCGATGGTCGAGTTGCCGACCGAAAAGCAGCGAGAAAAACGTTTATTTGTTCAGTTTATAAAAAGTTCAGGGAGCCCAGCGGGGCAGAAGATCCCGGTCAGACGTGTCTGGCCGCGTGACATTACGGTATTATTCCCATCTGATGATGGCGCGTATATCGCAGGGTTACGCTACAAGTTACCTAAAGGTATATAAATCATATTTGACCATTTAGGCTGGCTGTCCGTGACGGCTTTGCCAGCCTTTCTTTACAACCGGGGAGAAGGGTTTTACTAATCAGATAGCAACCGATGTTAAATGTTTAGTTTCTCAAAAAGCGACAGTGGCGGTTCGACTCCGCCCCTCTCAACAAATGCAATTCGCGGCGATGAGTCGTGATTGTTGACCCTGGACCCGGCGCTTCGGCGCCGGTCCTTTCTTCAATCCGCCCTCGCCATTTTTATCAACATTCAAAACTTTTCAACAATCATGAGCAACATCGCTTTGACAGTCGAGCAGATCAACCAGCTGGCACCGCTCGACATCGTGACGAATGACATCGTCCGCCAGCGTTTCATCCAGATCTACGATACCCTGTGGGGTAACGGAGAAGCCGCCTACGAGCGCGAATCACGCTTCTTCAACCGTATCCTGGGCGACGACGAGAAGCTGCAGAAGGCAACGCGCTTCTCCATCTTTACTTCGTTCATAGACCTCGCCGTGTCCGGCCTGTCACTGGAGCCGGGTTCACGCGCCCTTTGCTACCTGCAGGGCCGAAGCCACAAGACCAGCGAGGTCAAGCGCGACACCAACGGCAAGCCTATGACCGACAAATACGGCAACCCGATTTACATCTATGAGGGCCGCATGGTTCTCACCGTGTCCGGCTACGGCGAACTGGTGATGCGCGTGCGCAGCGGCCAGATTAGGCATGCCGACAACCCTGTCCTGGTCTATGCCGAGGATGAGTTCTCCTATGGCGAACGGGACGGCCGCAAGGTGCTCAACTACACCTGCAACCTGCCGCACAAGTCCAACCAGATTGTGGCCTGCTACATGAAGATCACCCGCGCCGACGGCACCATCGACTATGCCGTCATGTACGAGGAGTCATGGAAGCGCCTTGAAGGTTTTTCTGAACGTAACAACCGCCGTTTCGTCAACGGCCAGTGGGTCGGGAAGGCCAACGACCTCTACAGCTCCAACGGCGGCAGCATCGACCCCGGCTTTCTCATGGCCAAGTGCATCAAGCACGCTTTCAAGACCTATCCCAAGGTGCGCATCGGCAAGTACACGGCCATGGAGAGCGACCAGATTGACAACACCCAGGCACAGCAGGAGATCGACGACTTCTACGGCGTGGGCGAGCCCGCCCCCGAGCAGCCCGCCATGCCCCGCGATGACAATCCGCCCTTCGGCCCTGCAGACGACATGTCGGCCGGCGTGACCATCAACCCCGCCAATGACGCCATCGGCGACGACGGCACTTTCTAATAACCCGCATGTCAAGTGGGCCGCGGCTCTGCCGCGGTATCATTAAACATTAAACATTATCCACGGCCAACAGCCGTTAAAAAAACTCAACAATCATGGCAAACGAAATGACGAACAAGAGAGAGCAGAGTGAAGCTGGCTTCAACTCTGCCGAACGCCAAGGAATTGCACCGAAAGGTGAATTGACAATCATCCAGCCCGAGAACATTCAGACAATCGTCTCAATGACGCCCGCTAACCACAGGGCAAACGTGGAGTCGCACGACAAGTGCATCTGTTACGGACAGCAACTGCTGGCACGCATCCAACAGCACGGCATGACCGACGAGCTCGACCAGGCCGCCGCCAAGTACATCGACGCGGCACGCAAGACCGTCGCAAAGATGAACGACAAACGCTCACCGCTCACTAAACTGTTCGACCAGATCCGCAGCGAGTTCACCCGCCTGGAGGGCGACATCGACCCCACCAAGGCCGGCACACTGCCCAACCAGCTCCAGCAGTTGCGCAACAGGTATGCTGCCCAGAAGCGTGAGGAGGAGGAACGCCGCCGCCGTGAGGAGCAGCTGCGACAGCAGCATGAAGCAGCACTCAAGCAGCTGCGCGGTGACCTCGACACCGACTACCGCCTGCAACTGTCCGATGCCGTCAGCCGTCAGTGCAACGACATGGGGCGCCTCTATGAGAGCGTCACGCTCGACAACCACATCATCGTCGAGGGACAGTTCAAGGGCTGGGACTGCCGACTCTCTACGGCAGGGATACAGACACGCGTCACCAAGCCCTACATGTTGACCCAGGAGGAGTATAACAGCATCGTGCAGGACGTGTGGGAGTCGATCTCCAGCGAGCTGCAGGAAACATACGTCGCTGAGCTGACCAAGTGCCGCGACGCTTACCTCGACCGCCTGCCCAGCAAGGTGAAGGAGCTTGAGCGTGCGGCCCAGGCGTCAGCCGAGGAGGCCGAGCGCATCCGCCGCGACATGGAGCAGCGCGACGCCGCCGAGGCAGCACGGCTGGAGGCCGAGCGCAAGGAGGCCGAGCGCAAGCAACGCGATGCTGCCGATCTCAAGAAACAGCAGGCCGAAATGGGAAGCCTGTTCGACCAGCAGGCGACACAGGCCATGAAGCCCGACGTCTTGGGCTACACGCCCAAGACGTCGGTCAAGCAGAAACTCGTTCCCCTGGCACCCGAGGCCTTTACCGAGATCTTCGCGATGTGGTGGTCGGGCGAGGGCTGCAAAATGACCGTCGAGGAGCTGACCAAGGTGTTCAAGAAGCAGATAACCTACTGCGAGAAGCTGGCAAACAGCAAGACCAATCCGGTCCTGATCAAGAGTGAACTGATAGACTACAAAGACGATGTACGCGCCAAGTGATAATTATTACGAGAGAGGTGAGGTCAGTAATTCTGATCTCACCGAGCTCAAGAACCTGCTGCACCCGCGCCAGCAGTTCGGTGACCGTGAGGCGGCCTTCCGCTTCGGCTCGCTGGTCGATGCGCTGGTCACCGAGCCTGGCCGCGTGAACCACTACCGCCGCACGGTGGACGACGTGGAGTATCCCGAATGGGAGTTCCGCAAGGGCCTCGCCCTGCGGGATTCCCTGCGGCGGGAGGCGGCAAGGGACCAGTTCCTGGCACGCGTGCTCGACCAGGCCGACACACAGACGGTCATGGTCAACCGGGCACAACGTTTCGAGTACGGGGAATTTCCCTTCACGCTCGACACGCGCTGCAAGTGGGACTGGTGGCTGAAGGTGTTCGGCTTCGGCGGCGACCTCAAGACGACATTCGCCAGTTCACAGCAGGAGTTCGAGCAGGCCATCGATTTCTTCGACTGGGACCGATCGAGAGCCTGGTACATGGACATCGCGGGAAGCGACCGCGACTTCATCTATGCCATCAGCAAGAAGACCGGGCAGGTATTCAAGAAGTTCATCACCCGTGACGACGAGATCTACCGCAGAGGTAAGGAGAAATATCTTGAACTGGCATTCCAGTATTGGTGCCTTGATTTGGTTGCGTGATGGAAACGAAGCTCAAAGTGGAACCCTATCCCTACCAGCGTGAGGGCATCAGGCAGGGCCTCGAATGGCAACGCCTGATCATCGGCGACGAGCCGGGCCTTGGCAAGACGCTCCAGTCCATCGGCATCATCGACACGGCCGACGCCTACCCATGCCTGGTGATCTGCCCGTCGTCGCTCAAGATCAACTGGCAGCGCGAGTGGGAAAAGTTCACCGACAAGCACGCCCTGGTGCTCGACAACGGCACCCGCACGACATGGCCCTACCTGCTCTCGATGAGGATGCACCACGTTGCCATCGTCAACTACGAGTCCCTGCGCAAGTATTTCGTCTGGGACATCCATGGCGGCCGCAAGTCGTTCCGCCTGAAGGACGTGGTTTTCTGCCCGCACATCCAGCTCTTCAAGTCGATCATCATCGACGAGAGCCACCGCGTCAAGGACCCGTCGGCACAACAGACGATTTTCGCCAAGGGGCTGGCCACGGGCAAGCAGTGGCGCATACTGCTGTCGGGCACGCCGGTAGTCAACAGGCCCGAGGACCTGGTAAGCCAGCTGTCCATCATGGGACGGCTCAATGAGTTCGGCGGCAAGGGCGCTTTCCTGGCACGCTACGCGACCGAGCACGCCGACCTGGACGAGCTGTCACGGCAACTCTATGACTCCTGCCTTGTCAGGCGCGAGAAGGCCAAGGTGCTCACCCAGCTGCCCGACAAGACGCGCTGCGACCTCTACGTGGACATCAGCAACCGCGACGAGTACAACCTGGCACAGGCTGACCTGGCCGAGTACCTGCGTCAGTACAAGGAGTTCACCGACTGGGAGATACGGCGCAAGATGCGCATGGAGGCTCTGGTGCGCTTCATGACGCTGCGCTCGCTGTCGGCCAAGGGCAAGGTCAAGCAGGCCATAGACTTCGTGAAGGTGTTCCTCGACAGTGGCAAACCACTGATCCTGTTCTGCTCCTATCACGAGATTGTGGACGAGCTTTGCAAGGCATTCCCTCGGGCGGTGCGCGTCACCGGGCGCGACTCCATGATGGCCAAGCAGGCGGCGGTGGACAGTTTCCAATCCGGAAACAGTCACCTGATCATCTGCTCCATCAAGGCGGCGGGCGTGGGCCTCACGCTCACGGCGGCATCCAACGTTGCATTCGTCGAGTTCCCATGGACCTACGCCGACTGCTGCCAGTGCGAGGATCGTGCCCACCGCATCGGCCAGCGTGACAACGTCACCTGCTACTACCTCATCGGACGCGGCACTATCGACAGCGCGCTCTACCGCATCATCCTGGACAAGAAGAGCATCGCCAACAAGATCATGGCGTCCGACGACGACATCCCCACCGACGAGATGTACTTCAACGAACTATGTAACATGCTACTAAACCAAGACAACAATGAGTAACGACACTGAAGAAGGCAAAGGTTTTTGTGGATGCATCATTTTTATAATTATCCTATTTCTTATCAGCTATTGCATCAGTCATGACCCTGTATCAATTATCGACAACTCTATCGAGTCGGTTCACAAATCAATAAACCATGTTGATAGTGTTTGGAAAGGAGGTGAACAATGAGCCTATTTGGATTTGGAGGGAAATGTGAAATCTGCGGTTGCACCGAAGATAATCCATGCTATAACCCAAAACATGGGTTCTGCGGCTGGGCAGATGATGAGCGTACAATCTGCACTCATTGCGCAATCGATGAAATAGCCAATGATCCAAGGACAATTCATCGAGTCAACGATGGATTAGTAGAGGAAGGAGGTGAACAATGAAAAAGATAATGTTTAATGACTCATGCGGCTTGACACAGGCCGTGCTGGAGGGTCGCAAGACTATGACAAGGCGGCTCATCAATCTTTGCGAAAACGACTTGCATTTTATGAAAATATCAGACCGAGGCGAGTATCTTTTTTGCTCCAAAACGGCACTTGACGGCGCATTTCCAAGATATAAAGTTGGTGAGATATTTGCCGTGGCACAATCGTACCACGCACTCAACAAAAGCGGGTATGTCGCACCCGAATGGCTTGACCATACCTGCGAATCCTCTGCTGGATATAACAATAAAATGTTTGTCCGTGCCGAACTCATGCCCTACCGCATCAAAATCACCAACATCAAGATTGAACGGTTGCAAGATATTTCCAATGAGGATTGCTTGAAAGAAGGCATTAAAGAAAAGTCCCGTTTCCCGCATAAGAAATCCTGTCCATTCTATTTTGATGGAGGTAAACACGAATGGGATAATTCATATAAGACTCCACGACAGGCTTTTGCTGCACTTATTGACAAGGTTTGTGGCAGAGGAACGTGGAATATCAATCCCTATGTGTTTGTGTACGAGTTTGAACTGATGAAAGGAGGTGAACAATGACAACAATACTGAAAATAACAATTAAAACCGACACCGCCGGGAAGCTGTTCATCGGTACACCGACTATGGAAGGCGACGGGTTGCCTGTACCTCTCGCAAGTGGCATATTCAGTGCTTTGGCCGAGATCCAGGACGATTACAACATCGAGCACGGCTTTGTCGAGGAAGGAGGTGAGCAATGACGCTAAGTTTTCACGTTTGCAGAATACCCGTTTATGAAGAAGCCATGTCAGGTGTTAACGCTGACTATGAGGCATTTTTTGTTGATATTCCCGATGAATTAATCCCAGAGAGGTTATTGAAAATAATCAAGGACAAGAGCACAATGCCAACTCATGTAGTGACAAGTATTGCGGCTCATAAAGATTGAACAAATGAAAACCTACGTTATCACACTTGCCAAGACGTTCCCGGCATGGCACCCCCGCAAGGGTGAGCCGACCGAGTTCCTGGAGAGGTTCCTGAACGGGCAGACTGGCACCGGCGATGTCAAGAAGCTGCACACCGTCCGCGCCAACTACCCGCTGTGGGAAAAGCGCATCAAGGAAGTGCAGAATGGCAATGCCGTGCTATCAGTCAGGCAATGGTCTGGTCGCCCTTACGCATCCAAGCAGGTGGAAATAGCCAGGCTGACTGCTGCCGACGGAGTTGGAATACAAAAACTGGAGCTCATCAATGTCTATGGTTGCAACAGACCGATTGTGGGTATTGGCGATGCCAACTTTCATCTCCTATCCAAGCACGATGGATTGTCATATCAGGACTGGGCAAACTGGTTCAAAAACTATGATATGACCAAGCCGCTGGCAATTATTCACTTCACATCTTTCAGGTACTGATGATACAGCTTAACCTCAGCGACAAGGACGCGAAAAGCCTGGTCAATCTCCTGTCCGCTGCAGCCGACTTCTACCCGCAACACGCGGTCCACACCCGTGAACAGGATACCGGCCGCCAAATAAAAAAGATGGCCAAGAAAATAAATCAAGAAGTTAACCGTGCCGCGGCTGAGCCGCGGCCCAAAAACAAAGAACAACAATGAACAACCAATTTTTTGAGGTAGCAGTACGCTACGACAAGACAATGGAGAACGGCGCAATCAAGCGCGTCACCGAGCCCTACATCGTCGATGCCCTCTCCTTCACCGAGGCCGAGGCACGAACCACCGAGTACATTCAACCCTACATCAGCGGTGACTTCCGCGTCGTCAAGGAGAAGATCACCAACATCTCCGAGGTGGTGTCCTGCGATGACCCTGCCGCCGACCGCTGGTACAAGGTCAAGCACAACATCATCACCGTCAACGAGAAGACAGGCGTCGAGAAAGCCACTCCTCAATACCTGCTTTTCCAGGCGAGCTCCAACGACGACGCCCGCGACCGCTATAACGCTTACGTCAAGGACTGGATGGCCAACGTAGAGCTCGACACTGTAGCCGAGACCAAGTACATGGACTATATCAGGTACAATAGCAATGGGCAATAACCGCATGACCTTCGAGCAGCTTGTCGAGCACCAGCGAAGGGCACCGCAGCGCCGGCGCCCCGACGACGAGGAGCACCGCATCCAGTGCGCCTGCGTGGCTTGGTTCCGCCTGCAATATCCCAACCACGCCACCGCCCTGTTCGCCGTCCCCAACGGCGGCAGGCGCGACAGGGTGAGCGGGGCCAAGCTCAAAGCCGAGGGCGTGTTGCCAGGAGTGAGTGACCTGATACTATTGCTTCCACGCGGCAGGCATCATGGCCTGTTGATCGAGATGAAGACCGAGCGCGGCAAGCAGTCACCGGCTCAGAAGGAGTGGCAGCGCGACATGGCAGCGCGCGGTTACCTGTACGTCGTATGCCACAGCTTCGACGAGTTCCGCGAGCAGATAGACGACTACCTGCTTCTCTAATCACTAATCGCTAATCACTAATCAGCGCATTTGGCGCTTATAACAATGGGACGCAACCGTAAACAAGGACTGGACTTTTTCCCCTTCGATGTCGATTTCTTTACCGACATCAAGGTCCGTAAACTGATCAAGTATCAGGGCGGCAAGGCTGTCACTGTATATCTCTCCCTGCTGTGTATTATCTACAAAGAAGGGTACTACATGAGCTGGGACAAAGAGCTGCCTTTCATAATCTCGGAACAGACGGGTTTTGACGAGGCTTATATACAGCAGGTCATTGAGTGCTGCTTGAAACTGGGGTTGGTGGATGAAAAACTCTACAAGTCCGATCACGTCGTCACATCGCGCGGCATCCAGCAACGGTACCAGCGCATCTGCGCACGGGAGCGACGGCTATCCACGATAACCGACTACTCGCTAATCGACTCAGCCGAGGACGGCACCCAGGACACGCAGACCTTGACCGGCGACGCAGCCCCTGAATACTTTGCCGACATGAAGCGGGCCCGCGCATGGCTCACCGACCTGTCGCTACGACACCACCTCACAATCGAGGACCTCACGGCACGCATCGACGCCTTCGCGCTCGACTGCCGCTGCCGCGCCAAACAGCACACCAGCCTCCAGGACGCGCAACAGCACTTCAATGACTGGCTGGTAATTCAAATCAAGCAAGAAAACAAGAAAACCAACAATGAGACAACTAAAGCCAAACGAACCGATAGACGTCGGCCAGGTGATGTCCCGCCTACTATCTCAGAAGCCGGAACGGGCAAGTTTTAAGTGGGACTGCACGCCAGAGCAGGCCGTGGATCTCCTCAAGGTCTGCTACACTGCCGAGGTAGAGAGACGAGGTCGCGAGTGCATCATGGACGACGCGACACAGGGCCATATCTTCAACCTGGCCTGCTGGCTCACCGACCCCACCGACACACACTTCGGCGTGATGTTCATCGGCGGCGTGGGCAACGGCAAGACGACCATGCTGCACGCCCTCGAGCGCGGCTACTGGTGGATGATGCAGGACGAGTCCTGCGACTACCAGCGCGAGTACCGCCTGGACATCATCAACGCCAAGCAGCTGGGTGACGCAAACAAGACGTGGCAGAAGCTCGGCATCGACGAGCTGGGCGTCGAGCCCGTCGAGGTGCAGCAGTACGGCAACATCACCACGCCCTCCATCGACGCGCTCACCTACCGCTACGACCGCCGCCTGCCCACCTTCGTCACCACCAACCTCGCCCAACGCTCTGAGGACGGCGAGACCCTGCGCCAGCGATACGGCGACCGCCTGGCAGATCGCTTTAACGAGATGTTCAAGGTCATCGCCTTCTACAACCAGTCATACCGATGAGAATGATTAAGTTACTTTACATCGATCTCTTCTGCGGTGCCGGAGGTACCAGCACGGGCGTCGAAAAAGCCAGGCTTGACTCACAGCAGTGTGCTAAGGTAATTGCTTGTGTCAATCATGATCCAAACGCCATCGCCTCCCATGCCGCCAACCACCCCGATGCCCTCCACTTCACGGAAGACATCCGCACGCTGGAACTGTCTCCGCTGGTGGAGCACGTCATGAAGGCCCGCAGGCAATATCCTGATGCCCGCGTCGTGCTGTGGGCGTCCCTGGAATGTACCAACTTCTCCCGCGCCAAAGGAGGCCAACCCCGCGATGCTGACAGCCGTACATTGGCCGAGCACCTCTACCGTTACATCGTTGCCATTGATCCCGATTTCATCCAGATAGAGAACGTCGAGGAGTTCATGTGCTGGGGCGATCTCGACGATAAGGGCAAGCCGATGTCGAAGTACAGCGGTAGGTGTTATCTCAAATGGGTCGGCACCATCCAGGGCATGGGCTATGCCTACGACTACCGTATCCTCAACGCCGCCGACTTCGGCGCATATACGTCACGCAAGCGCTTTTTCGGCATCTTCGCCCGTCATGGCCTGCCCATCGCATGGCCAGAGCCAACACATGCTCGACGTGTTTCTGATAGCGGACTGTTCGGCAAGCTGCAACAATGGAAGCCTGTAAAGGACGTGCTCGACCTCGACGACGAGGGCAAGAGCATCTTCATGCGTGAGAAGCCGTTGTGTGAGCGCACTCTTGAACGCATCTACGCAGGCCTAATCAAGTTTGTTGCCGGTGGCCGTGATGCATTTCTGGTCAAGTACAACAGTTACAATCGGCAGGGACAGTACAAGGCACCAAGCATCGACGAGCCGTGCCCGACGGTCGCCGTGCAAAACCGCCTCGGCGTGGCAAAGGTGCAGTTCCTCAGCAAGCAGTTCAGCGGTGACCCGATGAGCAAAAACCAGTCTATCGAGCAGCCAGCCGGAGCAATAACGACCAAGGACCATCACGCCCTGATCACCTACTACGGCAACGGCAACAACCATTCAATGGACGAACCAGCCCCCACCGTCACCACCAAAGACCGCCTGGCCATGGTCACAAGTAAGTTCTTGGATATGCAGTACGGCAATGGTACACCTTCATCAATTGAAGATCCCTCGCCAACTGTGACGACCAATCCAAAACAACAACTCGTGAGCGTGAAGCCATGGATTATGAACACCAGTTTCAATAATGTCGGCAGTCCTATTGATGAGCCGTCACAAGTCATAACCGCTAATAGGAAATGGCATTATTTGATGAACCCGCAGTTTGCCAGTCCTGGTGGCAGCATCGACAATCCCTGCTTCACCTTGATAGCGAGGATGGATAAGATGCCGCCATACCTCATCACCACCGAGGAGGGATTAGGCATTGAGGTGTACGAGACCGACAGCCCAATGACCATCAAGGTCAAGGAGTTCATGGCCATGTACGGCATCATCGACATCTACATGAGGATGCTAAACGTAGGCGAACTCAAGCGCATCATGGGCTTCCCAAGTGATTATGTACTCGTGGGAACCCAGGCCGAGCAAAAGAAATACATCGGCAACGCCGTTGAGGTGGGCATGGCCCGCGTCCTCTGCGAAGCCCTCGCCATGCAACTGTAATATTAACAAATCAACAAGCATTATGAACAAAGAAGAACAACTCAATTCCGACAAGAAAGTCCTGGCTTCACTCGAAGCCGAGTACAAACGTGCCCAACGTGTGATCTATTCGATCCGCACATTTGTCACCGACCTCAACTTTGAGGAACTCATGCCCGATTCGCAAGAGCGCTGCTTGATGGTGGACGAGCTTCAAGCCTATGATTATATTCGGACTAACCTCATGAACCGCATCCGCTTCTACCGTGCCAGGGTCAAGAAAGAGGAAAGCATCAAGGATTGGTCTCAGTACAAGAAGACCGACAGCACCTACATAGGCGTTGACGTTTCCAACGAAGGAAGTCATAGCGAGTGTTGTCAAGTATGTGGCGATGGCATCGCCACTCAGCAGCATCACTGCGGCCAGGACGCGACGTGTCAAGTGGGCGACGGCTCTGCCGTCGTCAATGAAATTCCCGACAGCATCAAGTCGCTCGAAGGCATGCAGGTTATCAAGGTTTGCGGCCCCAAGTGTAAGGATTGCCCATGTGGCGACGGCCTGCGTGAATACCCGTCAGGGCGCGACATGTCGAGCTGCGTCAAGATAGAACTCGTCGGTGGCTACTACCTCTGCCTCGCCGATCTCCCCAACTCCGTCGTCACCGAGTAAGCCCATGAAACCGCGAGAATTTTTCGACAAGGTAGCCGCCATGCGCGCCGCCCAAAAGCGTTTCTTTAAGTCCCACTCGTCATTCGATCTCCAGGAATCCAAACGCCTGGAAAAGGAGATTGACAACGAGATCGCCCGCGTTGCCGCTATCGAGAACAACAAACCCGCTGGACCTACCCAGCTAACACTATTTTGACAATATTCCCATGGCGCATCCAGCGCCATGAAGCTGACCTATTCTAGAAAAACGATTGAACTATGAACATTATCCAAGCTATCTTTCAGATGATCCTCGGCACCAAGTACTATGCCAACATCATCAATACACGCGGAACAGCTGACATCGAACTGTCATGCTACATCTTCGACACCCGACAGCAGGCCGATGAACATGCACGCTCGCTACAAAATAACAGGTCTTTCATGTTCGTCGAGACAATCAGTTTCCGAAGCCGACGTCAGTTAACCGATAAAAAAACATCAACACGACAATGAACTACCTTTGTGACATGATAACCAAGGTAAAGAACTGGTACCGGCGGCGCAGCTTCTATGTCATCGCTGACCCCACCGACAACTCCATCACGTTCTCCAAAGCGCTGTTCAAGCACATGGACGTGATGGGGCTAGATAAGGCTAAGGTCTATGTCTTCCGCATCCAGGATCACTACGCCTTTACCGTCAATCCTCACTTCGATGAACCTACCCAGCTCGCCGACATCCAGTACAACGCACAATACAAAACCATCGGTATCGAGTCTCTAGTGCCAACGGTCAACAGAATCTTCTACGACTATGGCCTGTGCCATGATGTGCCGTGCAAACTCTCCGTTCAGCTCCGCAGCATCAAGGGAGTCACCTGTTATGTGATGTGCAGGCCACAGCTCAACCAATAATGTCCCAATACAATGAAATCATTTTTCGCAAATACACGGCGACACGACATCACATTCAACGCCGACGGACGCATCGAGATCAGCGCACGCGCTACACGTGCGCTCGATCTGCATCCTGGCGACGTGATAGACGTCGCCATCGACGAAGTGGGACGCGAGTGCTACCTCTACATCAAGCACCGCGCTGAGAAGCTGTCAGGACGCCACAAGGCACAATGCCATGTCACCAACAGCCGCGTCAAGAAGTGTAACTCGCTGCGGGCACATTCCGTCGAGCTTTGCCGAAAAGTGCTCGACATGCGTGGCTACTCGGCCTCCCAGGCCAAGCTGCCCGTCGGCGAACCCGAAGAGATTCCCTGCGTCGGCCTTGCGCTGCCGCTCATCATCCGTTTCAACCGCAACAGTTAATGTCATGATCAAGGAAGTGAAATACGGCGGATTTTCCGCCAACCCCAACGACCACGACAGCCTCGAAGGAGACCTCGCCGTGGCCATGAACCTCATCCCCGAGGACGGCACCGTCAAGCCGGTGCTGCCACCTGGGAGAATCGCCGTCGTCCCAGGCTACCCATATTACCCAAACGAGCTCGAAAGGAAGATTGTCTGCATCCACCGCACCAGCGCCTACACCCACTACATCGTCGCCATCCATTACCCGGGCTTTCACGGACAACCCGACTACTGGTACCTATACACCTGGGACGGGACCGACCAGGGCGAGCTCAAAAAGATAGGCGAAATGTCCTACTACGAGATCTACAAGGTCGAGCCAGTAGGCAACACCCTCGTCGTCCTTGCCGACAATGGCGTGCACTATATCCTCTGGGACATCAATACCGGCGCATACCGATACCTGGGGCAGAAGCCGCCGCGCATCGACATCACCTTCTCGCTGTCGTCAAAGTTCGCCGCCTACCCCGGCTTCAACCGTGGCGGCACTCCGCTTGATCCTATTTATTTCCAGGGAGAATGGTATAATTCACAGGAGAAACGCTCGATCCCCACCTACAGCGCTCCCGATTATTACAACCTGATGCTGCCTAAACCCAAAATGACGGAGCCTTCAAACTCCTGGGGCCGTCCTGCTGTCAGCGAGGACTGGTCGGGCTTCGACTTCACCATGGAAGATATGGCGGGTGACGAGGAGGCGATCAATGCCGACATCAAGTGCATGACCGATGCGGCGCTTGGCGCGATAAACAAGCTCATTGACAAGGAAGGCACTTCAAAGGGCCTGTTTGTGTTCCCGTTCTTTGTGCGCTATGCTTATGAGATGTACGACCGCTCGACGGTCATGCACTCCTACCCGGTACTGATGATACCCAACAGCCGGGGCCCGATCTTCGCAATGGATATGGGCATCGACTCCAACAACAAGCCAGGCTTCTCGCTGCATTGGAACAGCGACAATGGAACGTCACGCATCGAGGGCTACGGCCGCGCCTACGCCTTCGTGTCAAAGCTCTGCTACGACGCCTTCTTCCCCAACCTGGACGACTGGAAAGACCTTATCCACAAGGTCAATGTCTATGTGTCGGCTCCGGCCTACACCATGGACCAGGACGGCAAGGTGTTCGGCTGGCAGAATATGGACGACGAGGGTGCATGGGACAGCTTCTACACTGTCGGCAAGCTGGAGGAGACCAACGTGCAGGGCGCTGGCGGCAAGTGGAAGAAGTGGCCGCTGTCTGAGGTGTTCCCAGCCGACACAAAACGCGAAGTGAATGGTGAGACAAAAAAACTGTTTACCGACTTCTTTAACGTCGGCATGCCCAGTTGGATCCTCAAAGTGCCTGAGCCTAATGAGGAAAAGATGCGGCAGCGCATCCTCGACGCGGCGATCTTCTACAAGATACACTCGTTTGACATCGACGAGCTTGCGGGTGACCACAGCACGTCGCCTTTGTCGGGCACCATCGAACTGAAAGAAGGCGAGCTGAAAACGCTGCTGGCGCGCGATACGCTTGATGATGATTACTTCACCCGCGACACGATACAGGCCAACACCTGCTTCGCCTATAACAACCGCATCAACCTGGCTGGTGTGTCTCGCATCCAGCACAAGCCGCTCGACGCGCATATCGCATGGGCAAAATACAAGGACGGCAGCAACGTCAACTGGGACATCGCGGTAAGGATCAAAGGACAGGACAGGGAGAATGTGCTCACCTCGGGCCTCGGGCAGAATGACACGGCCTTGCCGATGTTCGTGTATTACCCTGACCCGAGCGCAATGACGGCATTCGTCAAGCGCGGCAACGCCACCTATGAACTCAAACTGAAAGAACATCCCATGCTGTTCGGCGCCTATTGGCTGGGATCGCTGTGGGGCATCGACGATGTGCCCACTGCCCAGCAGTTCCCGCGTGACGACGCCGAGCCGGTCAAGCAGTATAATTCGGTGTTCACCTCACAGGTCAATAACCCTTTCTTCTTCCCTAAAGTGGGCGTCAACAGCATCAGCACGGGAGAAATAATGGCGGTGTGCGCCGCTGTGCGCCCTGTGTCGACGGGACGAACAGGCTATGCCGATCTCTATATCTTCGCAGACAATGGCGTCTGGGCGGCTGATATAAGCAAAGAAGGCACCTACATCAACGTCAACCTGATAACCGGCGACATCTGCATCAACGCAGACACCATCACGCAGATGGAAACGACGGTATTGTTTAACACGGCGCGCGGCATTATGCTGTTGAGCGGCAGACAGGCACAATGCATCAGCGGCGCCATCGACGACAAGGGCGCGTTTGTGACCGGCATGGCCGAGAATATCGGACAACTGGCGGGGATGCTGGGCTTCGGCGACATTGTCATGCTGCCTTTCCGTGAGTTCCTGCCAGGCTGCAGCGTGCTCTATGACTACAGCGGACAGCGTATCATCGTCTATAACCCGACGACACGTCCCGTGGACGGTGGCTTTGCCGCCGTGTTCCCTTATGCCTACATCTACTCGCTGGAGAGCAACAAGTGGGGCATGATGCAATCAAGTATCATCTACACCGTCAATGCTTACCCCGACGCGCTGGCGGTGATAAACGACGACGGCAACCCGGTACTGGTCAACTACAGCGAGCGTCCCGTGGATGACGGTTCCGCCGTCGTTAAAGCGCTGCTGCTCACACGCCCGCTCACACTTGACAGTCCCGACACCTACAAGACCATCGACACGGTGATCCAGCGGGGCTTGTTCGACTATCTGGACAGGCAGCGTGACCCGGGACCCGTGCGTTGCGTGCTCTATGGGTCGGTTGATCTCTATAACTGGCAGCTCGTCTCCTCCAGTGCAGACCATTTCATGAGAGGGTTCCACGGCTCGCCATACAAGTGGTTCCGCGTCGCACTGCTGCTGGAACTCAAGCCGGGCGAGTCGGTCACGGGATGTACCGTCCAGTTCACGCCTAGGCTTACCAACCAGCCAAGATAAGCTATATATTATATTGGTTTTATTGTCTTTAGGACAAGTGAGCGCGCCAGCCGTGAGGCCAGCGCGCTTTTCGATTGTCTTGTCACGTGCACGGGCAAGATCACGAGAACGGACGCAATGGCCTCCTGACCCTACCGCACAACCGCGACAGCGAACGCTTGAGCTCCTTCTCGGCCTCTTTCTCCTGCACTAGCCACTTTTCGGCACCCTCGGGCTTGGTCATCGACAGCCAGTTGTACAGCACCCACCACACCAGCAGGTTGTGGATCAACTCCTCAAGGAATTGCGCGGTGGTGTCGCTGAAATCCCCCGGAACAGTCATGACGATAGTGTATGTCTCTCTCTCCTCCAGGATGTCGTCGAGTGTGACGTTATCCATGACGGGATTCTTGGTGTAGGGAAACAGCGCCTCGCGGCACCACGACAGTTTTAGGTTGAGCCACCGCGTCACCAGGTCGACATTACCGTCCTGGGTGATGTCCTGCGTCTGGTGACGCCCGTGCTTCAGGTGGTCGACGTCGGCGCGCTGCACGTCGCCCTCAACAAACCCGTACTGGTCCAGGTCGTTCAGCAGTTCGTCGCGCAGGAAGGTCAGCACGACGGTCTTTGTCCCGTTCTTGTTATCAAAAATGTAATACATCTCCGTTATCTCCGTTATCTCCGTTATATCCGTTTGTCCCGTGGGCCGCGGCTCCGCCGCGGTTAAAACTTGATCTTCCGCCCCAGCCACAGCAGCCCGCTGGCAAGCAGGATGCCGCCTGCCCACATCAGCGCCTGCTGCCACCAGTGCAGCCGGTTGACTTCCTTCACTTCGGTCCTGGTCACGGTGACCACCTTGGGGATGGTGTCGCGGATGGTGTCGGCCACGACCACCTTATTGACGTTGACGGTATGATGCCAGCGCTCAATGATTACGGTGTCACCCATGACGTAGTGGTAGATGCTGTCACGCATCATCAGCGTGTCACGCACAATGTCGGTGTGGTGCTGCACGGTAGTATGCTCGGCCACAACGGGCACTTCCTTTGTGACCTCGACGGTCTTGCAGCCGACCATGGCGAACAACAGCAGCAGCATCGCGGCAATGCCACGGCACGCGCCCACGGTCATCCCGCCTGCCGCTCCTTTGTTAATCCATTTCATGGCAGTGAAGTATTCTGTGGCGATTGCGCGGGCCGTAGGACACGTGGATCCAGTTGTAGCCATACTCGTCAATCAGCTGGTCATAGGGCAGCTTGAGTTTCTGGATCAGCTGGAACAGGCGTTTGTTCTCGGCGGGGGTGTCCTTGACGGTGTGGATGTCGGCGGCCTGCCCCAGCAGGTGCTGGCTGGTGGGAGACCCCTTGACGATCTTGTTCAACCGACCGCACCTGTAACCGCTGGAGACGATGATGGGCTGGCCCCACGCCTCGCGCAATGGGTCAAGAACGTGCTTCACCAGCGCTTTCAGGCACGCCTTCTCCGCGTTGCCGGGCGTGTTGTCGATGCCGTAACGCTGCGCCGTGTCGCTGCGCGTCAGCTCGTTCATCGTGAAGTGCTTCATTCCTCAACCTCCTTCCTGGTTTTCCGTTTCGGTCTCTTGACTTTCGCCTTCTTGAAATCCTCGAGGTTCACGTCAAAGTGGCGCTCGGTCTTGTCGACCATGATCTTCTGCAACACCTTGTAGAAGTGACCGTCACCCTCGCTGCGGCAGCTGCTCTCGTTCTCCAGGATGCTCCACAGCTGCTCAAAGCAGACCACGCCCGTGGCGACATACGACAGGGGAATCTCGACATGGATAAACACCCAGTGCTCGATAAGGTACGACAGCATGATCAGCGACAACCGGCGAGGGATGGTGTGGCGGATCACTTTCCCGAATGCGAAGCTGGTGAACTTCGCCTCATGGCGCTTCGTCTCGTCTGGGTATTTCTTGTGTACGCGCTTGTCGAGCTGGTACGCCGTCCAAGCGTCATACAGGATAAACACCACGGCGACAACAGCCAGCGGGAACGTCGGCTTGAACTCCTCAACAATCCAGCCTACGGCGCCGCCAATCACGGCAAATAATATCTTCGGTACGTTACTCATTACATAGCAAATAACTAACCTCTAACTCCTAACATGCTATCAGCTCAGCACCGGCAACGCGGGCTTGATCTGCAGCAGCCTGCCGATAGCAACCTCCGCCAAGCGCTTATGACCATCAGCATTGGGATGAACGGTGTCTGAACCGGTAAAAAATCTGGAACCGAACATGTTTCTGAAGTTGATGCCAGACTCGGCAAAGATGTCTATCACCGGGCATGAATACTTATTGCCGATCTCACGGACGGCGGCAGCGAAAGGACGTATCCCTCCAAGGCCGCCAACATTTGGCGGTGTCAATAACACAACGCGCAGGTTTGGATTGGCTGTAAGCATGGTGCCGATAGTCATCTCATAAGCAGAATAGAATTCCCGGAGCTTACCACTAAGTGTATTTCTGATGTTGGGGAAATAATCGTTGTTATTTAGAGAACCTAATACCACCGAAGGAGAGTTGCCATAAGCATCAAAACTGTCGTTGACACCAAGGAATATCGTCGCCAGGTCATATTGTGTCCAGTCGATCTGGTATGGTCCTCTGTCGTTATAACGGGTGTTGGAATCCAGCAGCTCCTCGACAAAGCTGCGCCTGGATGAATTATCAGACCTCGCCATCGTCATGCCACTCACGCCGATATTGTCATAACCATAGTCACCAGTATCGATAAGATATGTACCCTGTGTGCCTTGTGTACCTAGGGCCTCAGCGATATAACTGCAATACTTATTATTTCCGGTGTTGGCCGTCGGATCCGTGATACTGTCACCAATGGCGATATACTTCTTGCCATACCACGGGTTTTGCGCGACAGCACTACCTGCGACAATGCCTGTGATGCGCTCGTTCAGAACACGACCCATGTTCGCGCTCAACGCCTTCACCGTGCTCACGCTGTCAAGATCGTCATACACATCGACAGAACCACCTCCGCCTTCATTAATACGGTTAATCACTTCGTTCACGGCCTGCCTTAATCCTGGGGCCTTTGTGTTATTGTTAACTTCGTTGATATTAGCCATGGCCATTATCTATTTTTTTTGTTTCTAATTCTACTAACGCTCATGAGCGGTGTATGGCACCACTCACTCCACATCAAAATCAGCATCATTCAGACCAAGATCACCCTTCCACGCTGATCGATAATTCTCCAGGCTGCCAACGGGCACCATCACTTTGTTGATGTACCCCCTTGCGGCCTTAATCCAGTTAAGGCTGTCTGTCACACTCACATCGGGCACATCTGCACTCTTGCAGTGGAGCGTGATGCCCATTCGCGTCTGATAGAACATCGAGCTGATGTTTTCTACATCCGATGTGACAAAATCCTTAATCGTTATCGACTCAAGTTTAGTCGCGCCGCGGAACAGGAAGCTGATGTTTTTCGTGACGCTTGTGTCAATGCCGCTGATATCAATACTTTTCAGCCCTGAGCAGCCAACGAACATGCCCTGAATGCTGACCGCCGCATTCACGTTCCAGGTTGACGCGTCAAACGATTTCAGTTTTGTGCAGTTACAGATGAAGCCGTACAGGTCCTCAAGGGCAGGCGCGTTCCAGTAAGACACGTCCAGGTTCTCAAGGTTTGTACAGTTGTAAAATACAGCTGAAACAATCGCTGCGCTTGAACCTGCGTTTTGAAGAGAGCTTACGTCCTTGCTGCCAAGATCGACGCTGGTCAAGTTTCCGCATGAATTGAACAGACCATTCATGTTTACTACAGACGATAAGTCCCAGCCGATGGTATCAACCTCATTGAGGGATGAGCAACCATAGAACATGCTGCTGATGTTAGCCACGTCATCTGTAATCACAAGACCCTTAACGCTCTCGAGAGAAGTGCATCCGTCAAACATTCTGTAAAGCGAACTACCGCTGAACTTCGCACCGCCGAAGTCAATGGATTTGATTTTGGTATTGTAAAGGAACGAAACGGGATTAGTTTCAGCACTCCAAATGGCTTTCAGTTCCGAGCAGCTGATGGCTACCGATGTGATCCCCGTGTTAGAGTCGGTGTTCCAGTTGGTCGTGGCAACGCTTACGGTTTCGTTCTCGCCGTCGGTGTAGCTGAACGCGAACTTGCTGTTCTCGTCCTTGGCCGTCAGCACGATCTGGCCCGTGCACGCTGTCGCCTCAATGATGATGTCGGCAGTGACCGCAGCAAGCCTGGTCGAGGCAATGGTCAGCTTCTTCATCGTCACGCCATCCACAACAACATCGCTCAGCGTGATGTCAGAGACATTGTTGCTGCCACCCTGCTTGAACAATACCACGCCGCCGCTCTTGACAGCCACGTCACCGTTCAGCGTCGCACGGGTGCCGAGCGTCTCGTCGGTCACGATACCCTCCAGCACGATTTCAAAGTCGCCGTTCGTGGCGACCATGGCGTACGGGTAACCGAAGCTGTCCATGGCATATTCGTTAACCTCGTCAGTGGGAGCGATATTCAGCAGCTTTAGCGTCAACTTCCTTGTCACCACATCATCTTGCGCAATGGCATTGATGTAGATGTCATGCTTAACCCCATTAATGTTGATATCGCCGGTTCCGGGGTTGTAACTGAAGCTGTCACACAGATAATCGTAATTCAGCTCGCCTAGTACTGAGCTCTCCAGGCTGACCACATCCAGGTCTGGTCTTGGAGTCAGCCCGCTCAATGCCGACGATTGGGATTGCGGGCTTAAACTTTGCAGGCTTTGCTGTCTTGAACCGACCAAGACGATCTCGTCGGGCAAACGCTTGCCGGTGACGTTGTCTGCCAAACTAAGTTTTCCGCGATAGTTCCCGTTCCCGTTCCCGTCTACCATCACATCTCCGCTAGGGCTAAGGGTAAGTTGCGTCAATGAGCCCGGGCCGACAACAAACTGGGTGACCGGCTGGGTGTCGGCCTCTGTCGCAACACTGATGGTAATGTCGCTCTGCACGCCGGTGAGCTCGATGGCGCAGCTGTCGGTGCTTTGGTTGAGAGTCTTGGTAAAACCCTGGTAGGTGCCGCTGACGATGGTGACATCAACCAGATTAAAGCCGTCTTTCGCACGGATGGTGTTGCTGTACGTGCCGCCTGCACTGACAGTCATCACGTTACTATCTAACCTGAAGGTATCCAGCAGATCGTTGTCGTCATCAAACGTGACGTTGTATGTCTCTCCGGCGCTCTCGGTGGTGAAGGAAACCTGGCTGATGCCGGTAAAGTCGTCGATCTCGATATGGCAGACACCCTGCTCGTCGGCGGGTGATGTATCGATTTGCGTGCTGCCGTTGTAGTTGTATTGGACGGTGACGCTCTTGAGGGTGACACCTTCGTCCGGGTCGGCCAGCTGCACGTCGCGGGAGAAGCTGCTGCCCTCAAGGGCGGTGGCTTGGGTGTTGTGGTCGGTGAACTCAAGGTCTGACGGCAGGCTGACTGTGTAGTTTTTCGGGTCGTCAGCGTAGCCGTAGAGGTGTACGGTGATGTCGCTGGTCACGTTGTTAATGGTGATCAGCGCTCGGCGCTTGGTGCTGTCATTGACCATGGCAGTACTCTGCGCGCCTTCTCCGACGGCATATTTAAGTTCGCGCAGGAACTTGCCCTCGTCCGGCTTGACGGCGATGGTCACACTGCCGCCCGTGCCGATCTCAATGCTCGTGTTGCCTTCGACAAAGGCGTCATTCAGGTTGCCGTTGTCGATGCTCACGGTGACCTTGTCGCCGCTGGGAGTGGCAGGCCATGGACCGTTGGGGAACGGATCAGTGAACTCGTCCTCAAACGCCAGGTTGGCCAGCGCCCCGATCAGGGCGCTTACCCTGCCGTTGAGGTTGTTGATGGCGGATTTCAGCCTGTTGTACTTGCCCTGGTCAAACTCCTCGCTGCTGCCTCCGCCCACGTTGGCAAAGGTGCCGCCGTCCCACACGTAGAACAGGCGGGTGCGCAGGTTGAAGTACAGCTTGCTCTGGTCTGGATCCTCCATCAGGCTGTCGTCGTCCGCACGGCGGATAAACGTGCCGTCAAAGTACATTTCCTCGCCTTGGGGGTCATACTCCCACGCCTCGCCGTCAAACACGTCATAATCCGCGCCCATTGACGCCAGACACAGCAGATGGCTGCCGGTGTTCATGCTCTCATCAATCAGGTCCATCACCTTTGACGCCTGGCTGTTGGTCAGCTTGTCCGCCACCTCGACCATGCCAGATCCGTTCCAGCGGTACAGCTTGCCGGTCATGGCGTTGCAGTACAGCACGGCTTTGTCGGGCGCGATGTGGATGAGCCTGGCGACCTGCTTGCAGTAGATAAGGTCGTTGCTCTGCTCGCTGTAGAACGTGTCGCCGGCGTGCATCATATAGCGGCTGCCGCCGTCAAGGCTGGTGCCCATGCTGGCCAGCACCATGCACGGCGCCTTGCTGTAGTCAAGCCTGCCGGTGTCCTCGTTCTCGCTCAGCTTCCCGGCCACAGCGGTGGAGATGGGAAGCCTCACCGAACGGTTGTTCACGGGATTCTCCTCATCGACGACAAGGGTAAGGATGATGTCGCCGTTATCGACCTCGGCGTCAAGGTCGATGATCTCTTGGCCGCTGCCCTGCAGCTCCTCGATGGTCTTCTGCAGCTCGCGCAGCTTCGCCTGGAGGCCCAGGCGCACGTCCTCGCGCTTGTAGCCGTCCCAACTGTCATTCAATATGTCTGGTATCGTTGCCATTGTATATGATTATTTATATTTTAACTTCTACAACTAAAGACTAGCGACTACGTCCTAGCGACCTCAATCCACACGCTATCGTCCTCCCATACCAGGGCGTCGTGCCACAGCAGGTCGTCGGTCTCGGTGGTGCCGCCACCACCGTCACTGGGACTGCCGGGACGGGTGCGCCGCTTGGGGCGCGCACGCCGCATCGACGCGTCATACATCGCTTCCTGGTCAGCGGCGGCGTTTTTCGCATACTGATCCGCAGCCTTCGGGTCAGTGTCGGCGAACCACACCGACAGCACATGGTCGACGATGAAACGGTGCAGCGCCGCGGCAAGGTCGGACGTGGCGTTGGTGTCATAGTTCGTCGGCATCTGCAGGCGGAGCGTCAGGCTGTCGGAGTCGGGCTGCTGCAGGTTGTTGCCGCGAAGCTCGCCCTCGCTCATGTGCTCGCCAAGCAGGTGCTTCACCCGCGACAGGGCGTTGCCCAGGCAGCGCAGCAGCGTGTTCTCGTCCTCCTCGTCGCCACTCATCATCGCGTCGCTGTCGGCGGCACTGTCGCCCTCCGACGCGGCCGTGCGCGACTTGAGGTAGGTCTTGTTGCGCACCTCATAACGCAGCTCACCCAGCTTTACCGTTATCCTGATCTCCTGTTTCGCCATTTTTGTTTTCTCTTTAACTAAGGACTAACAACTACTCCCTCCTCGGCTTGCGCCTGTGGTAAAGGTTGTTTTTCACACTCTCCAGCAGCGCGGCGGCTTCCGTGACATAGGGCTGCGCAGTCTCGGGCGACGACACGCCGAACCACTTGGCCGTGATGAACGCGACAAAGTACGAGGTCAGCAGCGTCGCCGTCGGCTCCTTCAGCGCGCTGTCCCAGCCCTCCGAGACCCTCAGCTTGACAGTGAAGTCCTTGCTTAGGTCGGGGTGGTGCGGATAAGCGGTGGCGCTCGACGACACAACCCACCGGCGCAGCTGCTTCACGGCGTGAGCGGCGGCCTCGCTCCAGTATGTCTCCAGCAGCTCGCGGTCAGCGTCGGTCGCGCGAAGCAGGTCATAAGCCGCGCCCGCCTCATCCTGTGCTTTCGCGCCGGTGTACGACGTGGCCTTCTGCACCTCGTGCATCACGCTCGACTTGCTCACTGTCAAATTGATCTCCATAGCATCCTCATTGGTTAGGGTACAGTCAACGTGTTAAGGGCCACCATCGCCGTGCCGTTCCAGGCGTACCAGGTCTTGTCGGCGACATTGAAGTAAGCCACACCTGTCTGCGGGCTGTACTTGTGGTGCGTGTCCTTTTTGGGAATGTAGTGGATCTTGCTGTCTCCTGTGCTGAAATACGCTTTGCCGATATACGACGCGCTGGCGGGGCTGTCGCTCCTGAGGCCGTAAAGGATGTTATGGCGCAACGGTGAAGACACGAACTTCTCCGCGTCACGGTCGGCCTTGTTGTTGACAACTCTGGCGATGGCGCCTGACGTGGAAAGGTGCGTGGCGCCTTCGGTCGTAGGTGGGGCGTCCGATACGCCGCGGCCCACAAACGACTCGAGGGTGCTGAACAGCTCGCGCAGGAGGCTGACTGACACCAGGCACTTGGGGTCACTGTCGGGATCGCCGTCGGTGACGAGACGGTACTCCACGCCGCCGATTTTGAACCGGTTCTGAACGTCTTGGATCGTGTTATTGCTCATGATTTCTCTATGTTGTTGTTGATGATTTTGCAGTTCCTCGTGAACAGCTTCGGGTAGCGACCTCCGCTGTCTGAGCCAGAGAACGTCTCGGCGGTGATCACCGTGCTGTCGCTGACATGGACGCGGCCGTCATCGTCGACACTCTGGCTGACAAACTCCCAGCCCACACGCAGCTTGGTAAACAGGTTGTTGCTGATGGTGTGGTAGCGCAACGGGGCGCTGAACCCAAGGCTGGCGCGGTGAAGCCCGTAGTGGCATTCAAGCTGCGCGCCGTACACGTTCTTGTTCAGCATCGGGTTGAAGTCGCGGTTGCCAAGCAGGCAGATGTTGTAGCTGTGGTGCACGTTGAAACCCTTGTTGCCGTACACGTTCTCGCAGCCGGTGACAAAGAAGTTGTCGTTGTTCACGCTCTCCTCGATGTCGACAAAGTAGCTCTGGTTGTTGAAGCCGCCCTTGTTGGCGTCACGCTCGCAGCCCAGGTTCCACATATAGCAGCCGGTGGCGAAGCACTGGCACGTCTCCTTGTTGTCGAACAGGCTCGTGCGGTTGTCGTGGAAAAAGCAGTTTTTGTAGCCGCTGCACCACGACCGCTTCTTGGCATAGACAAACGGCTGGCCGACAATTCGGTTCCATTGCGTGCCGTCGAGGAAATAGGTGGAGTTGATCGTACCCTCCACATTCGCGCCAAAGCAGCTGTGACCGACATACATGGCTTCCCGCGGCACAAGGATAGGACCGGTGTCGCGCACCTTGGCGGTCTTAACAAACTGGCGGTCGGCGTCATAGAAGTGGATGAAGCACTCGCGGTTCACCAGGCGGGAATAGGTGCCCTGTGACGGACCGTCGGCCTTCTCCAGGCTGATGATGTCTCCCCACAAGTAGCCGCCGTTAGAGCGGAATGTCCTGCGGGCAGAGAGGCGGGAGTCGTATTTTGGATCCGTACCCTGCCTGATGCCTTTGGTGTAACGCATGGCGAGCAGCTCGTTCTCGGTAACCGGGCCGTCATGCTCCACCCCTTGATAGTCGATATACCCTGGCGTGTCATAGGGCAGGCAGTAAGTGCTGTAGCCGACCCTTGCGCTGCGGTAATCATAGCTTTTGTAGTTCTCGATGCCTGCGTCATAACCCAGCGAGTAGGCAAAGTCGCAGTTCTCGAACATGCAGAACTCGCAGCCCCAGATGGAGCTGTTGCGGTTCCACTCGGTGGAGCCGACGCCATCGGCTTTGTATGTTGTGCTGTAGTGTTTGTAATTGCCTCTGAAAAAGCCGTTGCGGACAATGGTGTCAAAGTTATTGCCCAGGGCGACGACAATACCGTTCTGCACATCATCGACCTGCAGGACGCTCACGGCGCTGCCGTTCATGTCAAGCGTGAAGCGGTCAGGGAATATGATGTTGGTGCCGCCGACATATTTCTTCTCGATGCTGTCCCACACCATTGTCATGACGTTACCGTCAGCGTCGACCTGGTGCAGGTCGGTGACAATGGACATGTCTTTGGGCAGGATGAGTGTGCACCGCTTGCCGCCGGCCTTGGCCTGGGCGGCTTCCATCAGGCGTGTCAGCGCGATCTTGTTGTTCGCGGCGAGTTTCCTGATGTTCGCGGGAACGTCTGTCGGGGCGGCGGAAAGGTAGTCCGACAACGCGACGCCGTTATGCCGCAGCACAAGCTCGTATTGGCCGCTGATCTTTTCCTTCATGACGTCGCGCGTGGTGCTTGACAGGCCGGTCCAGGCGTTCACGTCATAACGGTAGATGAAACCCTTGTCCGACGGGCTGCCGGTGTCGGTGCCGCCGTCAACGGTAATCACGATCTTCTGGACAACGCCGTCCTGGCGGACCACGTTGACGTGGTAGTCGGCGACGATGGTCTTTTTGACGACATACGCGTTGTGCTCCGACGAAGGCTCGAACTTGGTGCTGCCGTTGGTGGGCGTGCCGCCCTCGTCGTCAACAAGCGTCGACGCGTCATAGCCGAAGCTGCCGTTAAACGCGCTGATGTTCTCAAGGTCGATGGTCTCAACCTCGGCACGGGGGTCCTCGACCATGAACTTGAAATACTGCGTCGCGCTGCCAACACCGAAGCTGTTGACGCAGCGCATGGCGATCACGTGGACACCCACGTCGTCCCTGGTGAACGGCCCCAACTCAATCACCTGCTCGCCGCAGTAGCTCGTGCGCTTCCACGTGCGTGGAGTAGGGGACAGGTGCTCGTCAAGGGTCACGATGGTGGTGTAGGTCACCTGGTGGTCCTCACGATAGCTCCAGTCGCTCTCGTCGTCAACGGACTTGCGGTCGAGGGCGTCGATGATATGGTAGGGGACGGCCAGCACGCGGCCGTAGTTGAAACGCGGCTCGAACATGCGCACGAACAACTGGGGACACTTGTGCACGTGGAACGTGAGGCCGGTCTCCATGTTCTCTTTGAGCTCTCCTGTGTACTGGTTAATGATCATAGTGGTCAAATGGGGGTTCGTGGGTCAGTACTCCAATCTCGGTGATCTCGTAACGGCTGCCGTTGATGGTGGCCCGAAGCAGCAGCTCTTTGAGGGTTATGTCTGTAAGGTGGTCGTCACTGCGGATGTCTTGCATCTTGCAGGTGACGACACTGCTGCGCCACAACGGATACTCGACGGTGCAGTCGCTCTTGCCGCCCGTGATGCCGGTCTGGTAATAGGTGTCACTCGTCGGGCCATAGACCGTAAAATAGTCCGATGTCCAGCCTTCGCGTCTGGCAAACAGCGTCAGGTAGTCAAACCCCGGGTTGTTCGCCACCTTGACATAGAACATGTTGTACTTTGTCTGGTCGATGACGACATTCTCGGCTACTTTGAGTTTGCCTGAGCCGCTGAACGTGAAGCTGCGGGCACCCGGTTCCACCGTGGGCATAGTGCCGGCGACAGGGGTAAAACCGTTGACGCCGCTCATGGGGCGGGTGTCGCCGTCCTTGTAGAACACCATGGCCGCGCCGTACTTGAAGGTGACGACGGTGTCCTCATAGCCGTTGTTGAATGTCACCCGGATGTCCTTGGCGCGCTTCAACTCGTCGATGTCGCTATAGCGCCTCCTCACGACAAGGAACCGCGCCTGGTAGTAGTCCTGGTAGGTGAAACGCAGAATGCCGCCGCTGTTCACCTGGCGCTCCGCGCCGTTTTCGATGACATGCACCGACAGGGCGTTGGGGTCATACGACAGCGTCACGTCGGTAGCCTCGGCGAAGAACGGGCCGCGCACCTGGATGGCGTAGTAGGCCGTGTCGCTGGTGTCGGCATACTGGTACTTGTGCGGGAACACCAGGCGGCCGTAACGCTCAAGTGTCGTGCGGACGCTATGCAGCTCGCCCTTATCGTCCTTGAAGTTGTAATAGACGATGTTGTCCTTGAAGCTGGCATAATGGTCCGCGTCGGCGGCAACCTCGTCGAAGCTGCCGTCGTCATACAGGCGGTAGAACTTACCAGGATGATATGTATAAATCACACCATCAGTACCAGTCAGGCTACCATTCTGCAACAGGATGTTATATAAGCCGACACCCTGTAAGCGGCTATGCGAGAAAAAATAGGTCTGCGTCGGGTCGCTGGTGTCAGCGTTCGGGTCGCTCTCATCGACGACCCTGATGCCGCCACCGCCACCGCCGCTTGTGGGTGTGACGATGTTGCCGCCATTGGGGCCGATGATGGGCTCGCCGTTGATGGTCTTGAACGTCGGCTTGTTTTTGATGAAGTCGGGCTTGGTGTTGTCGCCCTGTGCCCAGTCGGCCTGCACCTGCCCACCGACACCCTCGCTGGGGATGAACTCGGGATCGACGCTGATGTTGGTGCCTGTGATCTTGATGCCATAACCAGGCGTCAGCTTATCCTGCTTGTTTGTCCTGAGGTACTCAATTCCTTTTTCCGCGGCGCTCATGCGGGCTTTCAGATCGGTATCGTCATAACTGCCGCCCTCGCCGCCTTCTCCGCCTTCTCCGGGAGCGACCGGAATGTTCTCGCCTTCCGCATACACGTCGCCGCGCACATGGATATTGCCGCCGACAAACAGGTCGTTGGACACGTGGAAATCACCGTCAACGGTGGTTGTGGGATAACCGGCGCTTGGTTGGTCCGACGGGGAACCGCTCCAGTTTCTCTCGTACTTGTTCCAGTAATACTCGGTGCCGCCGACAAGAGCGAAGTCTCCCTCACGCCCGCCCTCGGGATGGGCGGACCACAGTTCTGACAGACTGCCGTAAACACCTAAATTATTGATCTTCTGATAACCCATAGTATTAACTATTTATCTAAGGACTATTGACTAATAACTATCCCCGCCAGCTCATTGCTCGTGCTGAGCAGGACTGCGGCGGTGTCAGTACGCCCAAGGGTCTGCGCCGCCAGCGACGCGACCCTGTAGATGACAGCCTTTATCAGCTTAGGGCAAACGGCGATCTCGTCGCCATCAGCGCCGCTGTGAATCTCCGGAACGGGAATGTAACTTGCCTGGCGGACATGCGTGCCGGCCCCTCCGGAGCAGCTGTAGAACTCCAGCGCCTTGCCGGTCGCTGTTGGAACGATGGCCACAACGGGCTTCTCCGGGTTGCCGCGCACACCCTGGAAGCGGCTGCCCTGCATGGCATACAGCGGATGCGTGGGGGTGATGGCCTCGGTGACGGCACGGCTCCAGTCGCTCATCATGAACACAACGAGACGAAGGAAATTGTCCGGAAGGTAGATTGTGCCCTTGCCGTAGCCCGCGGCACTCTCCCATTCGATACTTGAGCCAAAGGGTATCCCGTCACCGAGCAGCGTGGCGTCGGCTTCCTGTTCGACCAGGCGCGCGGCATCCTCCACCTTTGAACGCAGAATGTCTTCGATCATCAGGGTGTCGGGCTCGCCAAGGTCCAGCAGCTGGCCTGAACTCTTGTAGTTCATGTCCAGCGCTATCCTCGACTCCCTGATAATGTCGTCAACCTTTGCCATGCTCAGTTCTTACCGTTATGACTTGTACTGCTTGGTTTAACTCGTTATGCCCCGTCACTCGGACCGTCGCTCTGCGGCGGTCAAATGCCGACAAACTCAATTCCGTGCTCCTTGGCGGCGGCAAGGATAGCGCTCTTGCTGCGAAGCTTCGTGCGCGACAGCCCGAACTTGTCGGCAAGGTAGTCCTTTGCGTCGTCGGCACAGCTCACTTTCACTGCCTGCAGTTTCGACCCATTCTCCTCTGCTGAACTGACCGTTCCCCCGGCCTTGGCAACGGAACCTGATGGCTTCGGGGATGAAGCCAAACGGCCAACCGGCTGACGTCCCTCGCCGCTGACGACGGAAAGTGTGAAGACACGGTTGAAATAGTGATGTCTCTCCAAGGCATTCTGCTCGGCTGGGTCACTTGTGCTATAGGTACTGCCGCCTCCGCTCTTCGGACGGAACGACACGCGCCTGCGCTGACCTTCCGCTAACTGAAGGGACAGGTGAACCTCACTGGTCGATGTATACGTCTTTTTCATCTTGTCTGCTATTATGAATGCGGGACGGACGATGGCCCGCCCCGCGGTGAATAATGTGTTAGGCAATCCGCCTCTCGGTCATTTAACCCTCATCATTCTCTACGGTGAAGGTCCTTGTTGCCACTTCGCTGTATAAGGATTCCTTTTCAGCAACGGCTTTGATTGTGACGTCGCGGGATTCATCGCCTAAGTCAATGGGCCCCGTATATCCTTTTTTTGTTTCACTAGTCATGGGGTTAGTGCCATCGTCGGTATAGGCGATATTCACATCGGGAGTATCGCATGAGATCGTGGCGTTCGTGCCGGCAGAAACCACGCTACCGCCGCCAGGAACGGTGATCTTGGGAGTTTTGGGGGAAGTGTCAATACCAATAGGACCAATAGGCTTTCCACTTGCCTTAGCCAGGCGCAGGCGTGCATGGGCTTTGGCATAGCGCAGGTACAGACATGCCACCTCCTGGATCACAACAGCGTCTGTGCGGCGCACACCGGCCTTCTTCAGGTCAAGCACGCTGCGTGACCAGCTCACGTGCGTCTTCTTGCTCAGGAACGTGGGATCCAGTGCAAAGCCGCAGTCACTCATGCCGTTCAGGTCAAACAGCTCGTGGTGGATCATCAATACCTCGCCGAAGTCGGTTTCCCAACTCTTGAATTTCAGGTTCCAGTGCTCAACAGTATCCTTCAAGCGGAACTTCTCGCTCTGGATCTTGCTGAACGCGCTCAGCATATCGCTGCCCGCAAACACGATCTTGCGCCTGTTGCCGATGCCCGTGCCAACAAACATGTCCTTGGTGATGTCAACAAGGTTCTCATCACTGATCACTGCACACTGTTTGTCTGAGTCCCATTCGCCGACCTCGATGTCCTTTCCGGCCATCCACCAAATGCCGCCGGTAAACCAGGTCATCATGCCGTTCTTCGACACGTGCTGGAGGCACTGCTTCACGCCGAACAGGTAGGTGTTCTCCTGGGCCAGTCGCATGTCATAGATGCCGTCCTCCTCCAGGTCACTGAAATTCCAGTCCACCTCCTTGGCGGCAAGCTTGTCAAACGTGCTCTGCTCGATCTGGATCATGAAGTTCTGGCAGTACTGATACTCGGGCGTCGGGCGGTTGTTGAATCGGCCCGTCTGCACGTCCAGCTCGCCGCAGGCCTTGCCCATGCGCACCAGCACCGTTCCTTCGGCGATCTCGGGAACCCAGATGGGGCCGTCACCCTGTGTCTGTATGCCGTTGACGGCATACACGATGGGCTGGTTCGTCGACGCGTCACGGCCGCACACACACAGCACCAGGTCGGGGATGTTATCTCCGCTGTAGTCCTGCCCTGTCATGGGATCGGTCACACCTCTGACACCGACGACGCGGATGGTGTCGTCAAGCGTGAACATGTTCGTGTCGCTCACATCTAAAATTACGCTTGCGCCTGTTTCCTGCGCACGCATAGTTCTTCTGACCTGACACGTCACGGGACGGGTGCCCACACTATAGTATTTCACCTTGAAGCTGTCGCAAGACTGCGACTTGGCGTAACGCGAAATCTGGTCGATCGGGGTCGCCATCGGGCGGATCTTGGTGATCTTCTTGTCGACATCACTCAGGTAAAACTCGGGGTTGTTTTCTGCTGTGGCATTGCGACCGCCGGTCTCGGTGGCGATGCCCGCAGGATCGACATCCACACGCCGCGTGTTGTTCCCATCGGTGGTACCACCGGTGCCGCCTTCGCCGCCTTCGGTCTGCCCCGCATCAGGCAGGGCACTGGCATTGGCCATAAGAACTCCGCTGTGAGCCCCAGTGACTATTGTCACCGCAAGCAACACAAAACTCAGCATCATGCTGAGGATTTTCTTGGTCTTTTTCATTTGTGACGAATAATTAAACTGTTAATAATATTTGATGAAATTCTCTACACTACTCTAATGCCTAAAACATGACTAGCGGCTATGCCTCGTGCGCTTCTCATCGCCGCGGGACCAAATGTCGTCCTGGCTCATCCTATCCAGCGCGCCTAGGTCAACGCCGGGTTTCTGGGCGCTGCGACCGTTCTTGCCGGCAAGGGCGACAGTGCCGTCACCGGCGCTGCGCAGGCGCAACTTCTCAGTAATCTTCGCATTGCGGCCCTTCACCTCGGCATCCGACGCCGCCTCGGCAACGTCCTCGTCGTGACGGATCGCCTTCAAGCCCATGTCAAGGCTCTCGCGGGCGACCTTGCCCCTTATCCCGTCCTCCAGCACGCCCTGCAGGAAATCGAGCACGGCATTGCCTTCCTCGTCGCTCAGGCCGTTTTCCTCCTGCCAGGAGGCAATGACTTTCTTGGTCTCCTCGATGTTCGCGTCACGCTCGGCGTCACGCTGCTTGCCGTCGGCAACCTGGCGAGCATACTCCTTGCTCGCCTCGCTGTCGGGGTCGTCAAGGATGTCGCGGATGTTGGTGCCCAACAGCTTCACCAGGCTTAGGATCAAGTCCTCGCCGTTGTCAAGGCTGGCCAGCAGATATGCGCTGCGCGGGTCGGCCTTCATCATGTTCGTCAGCTTCTCCTCATGCTCCCTGTAGCCGTTTAGCTGGCCGTCGAGTTCGTCGAGATAGTCGGAGATTCCGCCCGAGTAAGCCTCTGGATCATCGACATTGAGCTCCGGATTGCGTTTGAGCATACGCTCACGCAACGCGTCGCGCCTGCTCTTAACAGCTTGATGGTTAGGTTTTGCCATTTTCTATCGCGTTTTGACAATTATTTTTCTTGCCCAAAATTACCCACACCAATCCGCACGGCTTCTTTATCTGTTAACAGACCATCGCTAAATTTGTAGTAGCAACCAGGACTAACAACCAGCGACTAATGACTAAAAAACGAGGCACCATATCACAACTGCGCCACCAGCGCGACGAGGATCTCATGCGCGCCTTCCAGCAGGAACTGGCGGGCAGGCCGCACATCCTGCTGCCACAAGTGCTCGAGGCTGTGGTATCGAGCCCGTCAAAGCGGTTCTGGGTCACATCCGAGCGAGCGTCCATCGTGATCTACAGCATGATGGCGGGAGACAAGCTGCAGGGCATGCTGCCCCTCAAGAGAAAGATGTTCCGCGAGATCTATCGCCGAGTCATGCGCCTCAAGCGCAACTACCCGCAGCTCTCGATCTCCCTGCTCACCGAACAGGTGGTCAATGAGCGCGCCCCCGAGTTCTACATCACCCCTCAGTCGGCCAAGGTCATCATATCACGCATCCGTAAGCGCAGACGCATACACAACCACCGAATCAGATAATGGATATTCACAAGAACATCGGCACCAAGTGGACCGCACTGGTCATCGCAACAGCAGCGATTGTCCTGTCACCTTTAGACGGGGCGGGAATCAGCGCGGGATGCTCTTGGATAGACCGACTATCCTATCCGCTGTTCCACGTTAACCTGCTTCACGCATGCTGTAACGCCTGGTGCCTCATATCGTTGGTGTTCTACTACGACCTGGCGTGGTGGACTGTACTGGCGGCTTTCGCCGTCGCGGTATCTGTACCGGCATCCCTCGTGGCGGCATCCCCTGTCGTCGGTATGTCGGGTGTGTGCTTCGCTCTCATGGGACTATCGCTGCCGAGTATCCGACGCAAGCTGTTTTTCAACGCCTGGGTAGCCTGCTTCCTGGCGGTCGGTGTCATCATGCCTGGAGTGGCATGGAAGGTGCACCTCTACTGCTACATCACCGGGTGGCTGGTCGGTGATTTCATCGAGGCAATATCATGACCAGACAAGAAAAGTCGTGTCCAGTGGGCGCGAGCTACGCAAGCGTCAGTGACGCCGTCAAGGAAATCCTTGACGAGAACACACGGCGCGTCGCCGAGATCAACGCGAAGTTCAACCCGGTAACGGGTGAAGGCAGCATCGGCAAACGCGTGCAGGTGGAAATCAGCGATTTCCCTTTCAGGCGGCAGTGGCTTCCGGAGCAGATGATGAACATCCCGCTGGTAAAGCAGCTTGTCAGGTGCGGGTCGGTGGAAAAGTTCCTCGAGCAGGAAATGGACTGCGACTATTCACAGGAAGCCGTCGAAGCGGTGGTCATGCAGTTCGTCAGGATGCGCTGCCGCTACGATTTCCCCTTCTGGGCGGCGGTCTATGTGTTCATCAAGCCTAAAGGCGGCGGCGAGGATGTGCGTTTCAAGCTCAACAGGCCGCAGCGCAAACTCATCGAGCGGCTGGAAGCGATGAGGCGCGCGGGAAAGCCCATACGATTGGTGCTGCTCAAGGCGCGACAGTGGGGCGGCTCGACGGCGACACAGCTTTACATGGCATGGCTCCAGCTGGTGCACAAGCACGGTCTGAACTCGCTCATCGTCGGCCACGTCAAGGACTCGTCAACCGAGGTGAAGGACATGTTCGACCGCATGATCGGCCATTACCCTGTGCGCATGATGTACCGCATGGGCGAGGAATACGACGAACGCGAGCCTAAACTGGTGGGCGTCGGAAAGACCGGCAATATACAGCGCATACCGCAACGTAACTGCAAAATCAAGATCGGTACCGCCGAGAAACCCAACTCGGCACGCGGCGGCGACTATAACCTGGTGCACCTGACCGAGGTGGGACTGTGGAAGGAGACCGAGGGGAAAACGCCCGAGGAGATCGTGCGCTCGGCAACGTCTGGTATGCTCTACAAGCCCTATACCATGGTCGTCTATGAGAGCACGGCAAACGGTACCGGCAACTTCTTCCATAAGGAATACCTGGCCGCGAAAAACGGAAAGTCGCAGTACGAGGCCATGTTTATTTCCTGGTATGAGATTGAGCAGAACACTTTACCGGTCACTACTCCGTTAGATCCGTCTTCTCCGTTTTCTCCGTTGGAGCAGTTCGCACAGTGGCTCTACGACAACCGCGACAGCGAGAGCGTTGACTCCGACCGCGAGGAGCCGGGCACCTACCTGTGGCGGCTGTGGCTGTGCGGGGCGACACTTGAAGCCATCAACTGGTACATACTGGAGCGCAGCAAATACTCCGACCATGGCGACATGGCCAGCGAGTGCCCTTCCAACGACATCGAAGCGTTTACTTTCTCGGGGCGTAAAGTGTTCTCCGATGATGATATTGAGAAGTTGAGGCCGTCCTGCCGTCCACCGAAATACATCGGGGAGATCTACGGCAAGTGGGACAGCGGATCCGGGGCACTTGAAAATCTGCAGTTCCGCAAAGAGAAAAACGGACGGCTCTGCATCTGGTCCGACGTCGAGCCCGTCGAGCCCGACGAGAAGGTGACAGACCGATACCTGGTAGTCGTCGATGTCTGCAAGGGCATGTCGGCAAAGGCCGACTTCGCCGTGATCGCCGTATTTGACCGCGTATGGATGATAGATGGCGATAACCCTTCGGTGGTGGCACAATGGCGAGGACACATCGAGATGGACCGCCTGGCATGGAAGGCGGCACAGGTCGCTGAATACTATAACCATGCCCATCTCGTGATAGAGAGCAATACGCTGGAGACGAACAACACGCGCTCCGAAGCCGAGTATATCCTTAACCTGGTGAGCGATGTCTATGACAACCTTTACGCCCGCAAGTCCGACAACACAAGCACCGACGTGAGGGAAAAGCCGCCTGTCAAATACGGCTTCCATACCAACAAACTCACCAAGGGGACAATCATCCACAACCTGAAAGCCGTCGTCCGTGAACAACTCTACACCGAGAGTGACGAGATGTGCCTGGATGAATATGCGGTGTATGTCGAGACCGAAAACGGCGGCTTTGAAGCCCCCGACGGCTACCACGACGACATCCTCATGACGCGGGCCATCGGCATGTGGATCTGTTACCACGAAATGGACTGGCCCCGCATCGTCAAACTGGCACACCAACAGACAAACCGCCGAGCCATCAGCGAAGCGACAATATAATCCCGTGTTAACAAATATATTTTCAGTATTAACAGTAAACGATATGATGAAGTTTTATAGAAGATTCAAAGCCTACCTCGCACTGCGCGAGGCTATCCGAAAAGCCGACAACGCCTACCTTGACGGCGGCGGACGCTTCTACGTCCTTCCCTCGGGAGACGGCAAACTTGTCGTCACCGACAAAAAGAATTTCCGTATGCTCAAAAGCAAGGGTTATATCAACCGACGGGCAACAACTCAGGATGCGCTCGACGAGTGCTTCTACTTCACGCCTTTCAAGGATGGACACGGTTGCATTACACCCGAAATAATGGCCATCAAGCGCAGGCAGTACATCTCCTGGGTCGATGCTCAGCACCAACTCAAAAAGGCTTCTAAAAAGGCCCAAAAAAGAAACCGCAGCTAGTGGCTGCGGTCACTCTAACATTTAAGCTGCTTTCAGCATGGCGTAGGCTCTGTTTACGGCGTTCATGTCCGCGCCCTGCTGGGCCTGCTGCAGCAGACTCGGGTCGATACCCTGCATCGGTTGCCCCTGCTGCAGCGACTCCGCTGAACTGCGCAAGCTCTGCAATAACTTGTCGGCAAACGGGAACGTGCCGTTTTCCAATACGGGCTCCAACGGGATGAGACCCAGCTCCAACAGTTTCAACAGGAACTCGTTCGCGTATTCCCGGTACGCGGCCGAGGTCGTGCTCTGCTCGATGCTGATATCACATTCCACATCCCTGATCTTTGCCGGATCAACATTGACTAGGCCCGCGCTGCCGGCAATGTTCCAGAATCGCTTCTCGTCATAAAACTGCTGAAGGTTCTTCAAGTCCTTATAAGCGCCGTCTATGGTGAAACTGCTGAAGGCCTCCAGCAGGTCGAGCAATGATGTGGTGGCGTTCTGAGCCTGCTGCGCGTACAGCGTGCCGCTCATGCCGCTGTTGCCTGGCTTGCCCTGTAAGGCCCCATGCACTCCGCTGATATCCTCAAAAAATTTCAGCTGTAGGTTCAGCAGCTCGTTGATGCCGATGTTGGTGCTGTTGGCGGCAACCTGCTGTGGTGCGGGTACTCCAGGCTTTGCCCTATAGATGATCACACCGTCAACCCGGCTCCACTCTTCGGCAAACTCCTGCGGACTGTGGGAGCCAAGACACTCCTCGGGAACGAGCAGCACACCCTTGGCACTGGCACGCATGATCCAGTCATACATCGTGATCAATCGGTTGACGTAGCGCTGCTGGTCAATGACGTCTTTGACAAAACTGTGGATCTCGCCGTCAATGAACGGATAAGCCTTGAAAACATACGGGTGCTCTTTGTGCTCATAGGGGGTCTCGCCTTCTTTCAGGATGTGACCGAACGGCGACAGGTAATAGAAATACCAGTATTGGTCAATGAACCATTCGGCTTCGATCAGGGGAATGTCCTCTTTGGGAATGCCGAAGGACATGCCCTTGGCGATGCGGTCGGCATTAACGCTACCGACCAGTTCCTGGTAGTCCTCAAGCTCGATCTTGTACACTTCGCCGGTGTTGTAGTCGTGGCAGCGGTAGCGCGGCTTCGTCTCCTTGCGCCACACCTCTATCACACGGCAACGGCCCGGCTCGCTGGTGAACAGGAAATCGTGATTCTCAAGACGTGAGTAGCCAAACTGTTCACAGCAGGCGACAATGCGGTCTTTGATGCGGGCGTTGCTGTAGATGTCTCGCAGACGCTTGTATTCACTGGGACTACTGGCAAATGTGCTCACCAGCGTGCCGAAGTCTATGTCGTGAACCTCACCAAGGCAGCTCACATCGCGGCCCAGTGGGTCACGCATGTTACTGTCTATAAAGAAATTGTTCGGTTGGATATAGTCTGTCCAGCAGTCCAGCTTGTCATTGCGCCAGCCGTACCACTTGCGGTGAACGGCAAAGCCCGAGATCAGGAACTCCTCAACCGTGCGGGCTAACAGCTCGTTCATGCGGTTCAGTTGCATGTTGTATTGCAACGTGATGCTCATCGCCTCGCCCAGGCGTTGCTCTTCACGGTCGCGAGCGGTGCACGTCGGCTCCTTGTTCTGACTGCGGTAGGCACCGAGGACATTACGGACCAGACGACGGATCAGGTTGTTCTTCAACGGGACCTGGCCCCGGCGCTTGATGTATTCCTCCTCGGTCATGTGATTGCCGTCAACGCTGATCATGTCACCCCACTGGTCTCCATAGCAGTAGCGCTTGTTACGCTCGCGGTCCTTGCGGAAACGGTCCATGTTGTCCCAATGACGCTGAGCTTCCATCAGCACGTCAAACGCGCGACGACCTTCAAACCGCCTCGACTCCTTCACCGAGTCCATACCCGGCTCATCGGCAGGCTTCACCCTGCTCAATCTCCTTATCTTCTCTTGCTTTGCCATATCATTGTCGTTTTATCCTGCAAAGAAATCCGTTTTATCCGTTAACTCCGTTTTATCCGTTAACTGCGTTGTGTCCCGTGGGCCACGGCTCCGCCGTGGTGTTACATGATACCCAGCTCGCTCAACAGCTCCTTGCGACGCTCGCGGAGCCTTGTCATTACCTCATCGTCAAAGCCTTCTCCCAATCCAGGCTCGTCAATGGTCTTGGTGTGCTTACCTTTCTTGATGGTGGTAAGCTCGCGCTGGGCACGATCGAGAGCCTTGTAGCGGTCACTTTCGCCGGCTTCCTTGGCCTTCTTCTTCTCGACCTGTATCAGAATGTCCTCGGCAAGATCGGTATAGTCGCGCCTACGCTCATACACAACGCCGTAGTCGGTATCTGGTGAGCCGTAGCTGTCAGTACCCCCTGCACGCTTGGCGACTTCTTGTCCGATCCACTTGCGGCGGGTGTCGTCGTCAGTGTTGAAGTTGTCCTCCAACTGTGCATCGTCAAGCTCGGCAACACGCTCCTTAACCTTGGTCTCAAATCGCTTCATGTAGCGCTCGTCGGCTTTCTGCTCGCCTTCGCCACTGTAGGCCCAACCAGTAAGGGGACTGCCATGACGCTTCTTGTAACGGGTGTATCGTTCTGCCATCTGCCCGGCATTGAGCTTCTGCGCGTCGCGGGCGTTCATGCCAAGCTCATCAATATAGAGCTTGTCGAGCTGGCTCTGCGGCACACTCATCAAACGCAGCACGAACATGCCGAACTCGATCGACAGCTCGGGATTGCCGTCGGCAAAGTCCAGTCCAGCGGCTACCCAGTCGGTAAGGGTCTGCGGGTTCACGCCGACGCCTGCCTGGATCATCAGGTTCACCAGGTCGTTGGCTCCCTCAATGCCGTCGCGCTTGAAGCTGCGCAGCATGTTCTGGAGATCGCTCATAATCGGCAACAAGTTAAAGCTGTAGCTCGAAATGTCCTGACCGGAACGCCACATATTATAGACATCGCTCATCACGTTACCGCCACTCAAACCCTCAACGCCTCCGGCAATGGCGTGCAGGGCGGCATCTTCAAGCATCTCTTTCTTGTCGTCGTCATCGTCGCCCATCAACAGGTAAGGAAGATACGGGCCCAGATTCCAGGCCATCTGCATCACCCAACCGAAGATGGCGAAGTCGGCAAGGTTCTTGTACTTAGCGCGGCGATAGATACGCTCGGCACTCTGTTTGGCCTGCTGCTCGTTCAAGCCGTCACGCACCATCTGCTTAGTCATGAACTCCAAAGCCTGGGCTTTGTAACCTGGTGTGAATACATGCTTGAGGTTGGCCATCGCCTGGAACATCCTGCGCTGATACCCCATCGAAGCGTTTCGGAACACGGTCAACGCGACACTGGCGGCACTGCGGTCAAGCTGCATCGCGCTCAGGTAGGCGTTGGCGTTGCTCTGCTGGGTCTCGTTATAGGAAACGGAAGCGTCACGCAAGGCTCGACGCTTGGCCTGCTCGTCGGGGTAGCCTGCTTTCCTGTAGCGTTTAAGCTTGGTCTCGTAGATGGCCTTGGCTCCCATAGCCACAGTCAGTCCGTCGATGAAGGCGTTGGGCGACATACCCCAGCGACCAGCGGTCTCAACGATCTTGTTGCGCCACAGGCCCCAGTCAGCATCGCTCTCGCGCAGACGACTGTCACCTGCCTGGCGGCTCTGCCAACGCTGGGCAAACCCGGGCAAGTTTTCAATAGCCCAGTTCCAGGCTTTGACGGCTCCAATGGGATTGCTGCTCTTGATCAGCTCCAGACCGCTGGCCTCGCTCAGGTAGGCGGGATAGGACAGCAGCTGCTTCAAGGCGGTGTAGATGCGGAAGCTGATCTTGGCGGCGGTCACACCCTTGGCGACGTTGACAAGGCTGGTGTCAACGCTGTCGCGGTCCACCTTGGGACGGTAGGCACCACTGGCAATGGCGCAGGTGCGCTTGAAGTTCATCCACAGGGTCTTGCCGGAGCCGAACCGCACGCTGCTCATGTTCAACAGGCGGTTGCGGAAGCGCTTATAGCTTAACAGGGTGTTCAGGTCGCGGTTAAACTCGGCAAAGGCGGCCCAGTGCTCCATGTCCTGCAAGTGGCCCAGCACGACATCAAAGGCGTCGGCACCGGTCACGTCAAGCGGCAGACTGTTGCGCCTGCGCTTGATGATGCTGCCCGTGATCGTTGAGCCGATATTGTTGTCGTCCAGATAGGTCTCGCTGCTCAAGTCCTCCTCCTGGCCGCGGCTGCGCGAGTTAATCTTCAACGGGAAGTAATGCTCAATGGCGGCCATCGACGCGCCGAACATGCGCTGATATACGGCGTTGTAGTCATTGCGCTTGTTCACCAGGAACTCTTCCTGCAACCAGTCGGCAAGCTCGATGAAGCGGGGATCAAGCATCTTGCGGATGGCCTCGACGTCTTCTTCGTTGATGCCCATCTTGCGCAGCTTCATGCGACCGTCGCTCATCTTGTTCACCATGTAGATGTATAGCAGGTTGCCCTGTAACAGGGTGTGTACTTTCTCCTCGCCTGCATCCCAGAAGGAAACGTCCATGCCGGGCAACTTCCTTTCAAGGGTAAACAGGTCACTCCACCGCTTGACCTTAAATTGCGGCAGGCCTGTCCCGTGGGCCTTGGCTCTGCCACGGTTAAATACTTCCTGCACCTTCTCATCAAGGGCCTTGTGGGCGGCTCTCAAGTTGCGCCACTCGCGCTCGGTGGCTTCGGTCCAGCCTCCCATGAAACGCTGCCACAGGTAGCCTTCGCCGTTGACATTCTTGCTGCCCAACATGCGCAGCATGTAGTCAAAGGTGGCAAGGGGCTTCATGAAGAAACGCACAAGGCTCCAGTTGGCGGCACGCTGCATCCAGCCGGGCTTGACGTGCTCGTCGGCGGGAACGCCTTCAAGGTCGCTGTTGGCGTTGTGGCGGATCTCGTTGACGCGTTCGCGTTGGGCTTCACGCCACTCTTTGGCACGCTGCACACTGGCTCCGAGACCGGCTCCCAGGGCGGTAGTCAAGCGGTCGTAGGCTGCGACGCGCTCCAGGCGGTTCTCGCGGATGGCGTTCTCGGTCTCGGCGACAAACTGGTTATACTGTTCACGGGTAATGGAGCCTGCCTGCAGGTCGTCCTTGGCGTTTTGTAGTTCATGGCGCAGCTCGTTTTCCTCCTGTTTGCTGCCTTTGATGTCCTCGACGTACTGCTGGGCAAGCAACAGCCCCTGGTACTCGGCGGATGCAACGTCGGCAAGGGCCTGGTCGGGGCTGAACATGCGGTCAAGCGTCTTGTTGATACGCTCCTGTAATGCGTCGGCTTCCAGGTTGAGGGCGTGCTTCATGGCACTTACCATGCGCTGGCCCTCGATGTCGAGACCAGCCTGCACTTCTACACCCTGGCTGTTGAGCTTGCTGCCTCGGGTGCGCATCTGCTCATGCAACAGGTTCTCACACGACAACAGCTGGTGTTTGAGCAACAGATCAACGACCTTGCCTGCCTGCTTGGTGATGTCCTCTCGCCCTGCGGCATGGTTGATCAGCGACATCAGCCGCTTCACCTCGTAGGGGGAGAAAGCACGGAAGAAGCCGCTCTCCATCACGCTGCGCGCCAGGCGCACGATGCTGTCAACGGTGCCGCGGTCATACTCGCGCTGGCGGGCCATCGCCTGACGCAGCTTCGACAAGTTACCACCAAGCGCACGCATGGCGGCAGTCCTCGCGGCAATGGCGGCACGGTTGTCCGCCGCGGCCTTCATCATGCCAGCGGTAATGCTCTCCTCAAAGGTCAACCGCCCAGCATCAAACCCAGCCACGTCAACATCGTCGTCACTGTCATTAAACAGCAAGTCCTCATCCGACGGGGCTACTCCTCCGCTGTTTCCTCCGTATCCTCGTCCTCCAGATTTACTTTTGGACAATAGGCGATGCTGTCTATAAGCCGCGTTCCTTCTTGGTTGTTCTTCTGCTCTGACATAGTTTATCTCGTTAAGATATTCTTCTACAATCTCTTTGCCTCTTTCCGCGAGCCACGGCTCAATAAGTTCATCGAGCCTTCCTTCTGCCATGGCCTTGCCGAGTATATTAACAAAGTATTCCTCTTGAACATTATGCTTGGCTCCTCTTTGTTCTTTGTAGGCGTTGGTGATCTCCTTTTTCCAGCGGTCAAAGGGTTTGCCTTTGGTGTCGTTGTAAAACTCACTCAATAGTGTCATCATATCGGCAACCGTACCTTTCCACCTGGCGATGAAGCGGTGCGCTCTTTCGTGAAATAAGGTATCATCAGTCTCGACCTCACTGTTGATATTGTCTGCAAAGATAAGTATTTTATTAAACAATGCCGAATATCCGCCAGTAGAATTGCCGGTTTCTATTTTCTTTATGATTGCTTCTGCATCTTCATCGGTCAATTCGCTATCCGTTACATTCAATGCGTTGCGCATCTCGTCTGGCGTCATCTTCTTATGGAGTACCGCAGCATCACAGTTATGCTTTGCGTTCAGGACATTGACACGGTTGATTATATCGCCGATAGTAATCTTATCGTATGGCGTCGCTTCACCCTCGCCCAGCAGACCTGCTCCGGCTTTGTCGGTGTATTGCGAGCCTTCGGCTTGCACGTCCTCCTCAACCCTCGGCAGGTCGGCGCGCTCCTCGTCAAGTGCTCGGCTGATGGTGTCGATTGCTGCGAGCACACCGGTGCGGCGGCTGTCCTTATAGGCGCCGTCAGCCCATTGGGCCTCTGCATCCTGCAACAGTTCCAACAGGCGGTCCTCGCCGGGAAGCTCACGCTCCAGCTGTGCCTGGATCTCGTCACAGGCCTGGTTGTACTCTCTGATATGGCGACGGTCGTACTCCTCGGTGTAGCTACTGGTGACATTGGGGCCGTCCTGTGCCATTTCACTGAACAGCTCGCGCTCGCTCATGTTCGACATCATGCGGGCCCAGGCACCGGCCTGCGGCAGTATGTCAAACAGGCTTCCCGTGTATTGTGCCACAGGTTCCGCTGCAGCAGGGTCACTAATCCCTAATCGCTCATCACTACTCCGCGCGCCTTGCGCGCTTTCGCGCTCCATCTGGTCACGGAACGCTTTGCCCTTGGCATAACCGACGACACCTTCCATCTGCATGTTATGGTAGCTCTCCCACAGGATACCGCGCAGGTCGTTGTCGTTCAACGAGTCGGCAACCATAACGCCTACCTTACGCAGGTGGTCAATGAGCCAACCGCGGATCTTCTCCCACAACGTCCGCTGCTCGGGGTGGTTGAGGTCAAGGCGCTCGGCGAGCTTGGCCATGTATTCCTCGGTAGCGACGCGGCGCCAGTGCTCGTCGTCATGGCGGGCACGCTGGGCCTCGCTGGCACGCGACTTCTGCTGCTCGGCCATGCGGTCGATCTCGGCACGGATGCCCTTATTGACGTTGTTGTAAACATTGTCAACAAAGGTGTTGAAGTCCTTGCCGAACAAACGGCGCAGACCCTTGTGTGCTACGGTCTCGTGCAAGAAGGTGGAAAGGATGTCATACAGCCTGGTATGGCGGCCCAGGTTGATAAAGACCTCACCGGTACGCGGGTTGTACCAACCTTTGCCGCGCAACTGGCGGTCACTGAACTGGGCGCGCTCCTCCTCGGTCATGTCGTCAACATAACGCACTTTGACGCCCAGCTTCTCGGCCAACTCGTCAACCATACGGCGTCCGCTGGCGCTGCGGGTGGCCTGCTGGCGGGCAATGCGCTCACGCTGCTTGCGTCCTCTGGTAGTGGTGTCAAGAGACATCATCTCGTACATGTCGCCGTTACCCTCTACCTCGATGTGGTTGCCGTCCTCGCTCATGTACCATACCACATTGCCTGCGGCACGCTCGCGCCACTCGTCAATGGCGGCATAGCGGGAGCCGAACTCACCAGGCATCCCCTCAACACGCCACTTGCCGCCCTGGTTGATGATCGCCAAACGGCCACCCTCCACCAACGCCTCCCGCAACGTCACCTCGTCCTTGAAGCCGAACTTCTCGGGGTGTGGCATGGGATAGGCTTTGGTGTAATACTCGCCTTTGTGTTCGCCTTCGGCGACAATACCCTGGTTGGTGGTCTCAATAAAGGGAACGCCCAACTTCTCCAACTCGGCACGCAGCTGCGGCGGCACGACATTGGTGGGCATGATCACACCGGTGCCGTCAATGAGTTCCTTGATGTGCTGGGCCTGCTCCTCAACAGGAACAATCCGCACGGGCTTGATCCAACGGGACAGATACACGCCGCGGGTGCCGCTGGTCTGACCTTGAAGGTCGCCAGCCTTCCACTCGTGACGGCCAACTGATTTCTTTGATCCCTCGGCACGGTAGCCACTGGTAAGCTCGCTGACGGGGATCTCGCACTCGACAACAACCAGGTTGCCGCGGTCCTGCGCGCGCTTAAACTGGTCGTTGAGCATGTTCTCGGCGGCATGGAAATAGGGGGCGTAGGCTGCCCAGATGGGCTTGCCGCGGCGGTCACTCTGACGCAACGGGAACTTGCCGTTACGCACAAGGTCGGGACGCTCGTCACTCCTGTACCAGGTACCCAGACGCTCACCATCGCGGGGCTTGCCGCTTTCCTCCTCCTCGCTCATCGGCGGCAATAGCCTGCCGTCAGGCGTGAGAACCATGGAACGGTACACCTTAATCGTCGGGCCGTTCTCCAGTTCCCTGATGATGTCGGCATCGTCCTCCTCACGCAGCAACACATCTTCGTCATCAGCCTCAACAGGGGAAGCCGCATCGACACTCGCATCAATGTCGGCATACTTGGCTTCCTTCGCCTCCAGTTCTTCCTTCATCAGCTGCTCGTACTCTTTCAGCTTGTCCCTGGCAGCCTTCAACTCGTCGGCCTGCTCAAAGGGACGGCCTTCACGCTCGCTGATGACTTCAAGCTCATGCTCGTTGCGGGCTATGCTGCTCTCGGCGGCTTCAACGCGCTCGCGCGCATCCTTGCCGGTGAGAACATTCTGCATGATGTCCTCAATGGCGTTGCGTAACAAGCCCTGCTTGACGGGAACAGGCTCGGTCAATCCAAGGGCCTCACAGGTATAGCTCATGGTACGGCGGGTGACGTAGCTAAGTGTAGTACCGCGTTTCTCGGTATCACGAGCCATGACGGTGCGAACAACGAAGTCGAAGCCGCCGATGTTCATGGTCATTTCACGCACGGTGTCCTCACTCATGAAGGACTTGCGGATGCGGTCCATGTCCTCGGTGATCTTTTTGTTGTACTCCTTAATGAAGTCGCCCATTTCGTCAGCATTGTTGAAATGCTGCTTGCCCACGGTGATACCGGCCGACATGTCAACTCCTTCAAGTGCCTTCAACGCGGCCTCGGCCTCGGCCTTCGCCTGTCGGCTGGCTCTGATGTAACCGGCAAGGCGCGGCTTCTGGCTGTGGATATAGATCTGGTCGGCTTCGTATTGCTTGCGCTTGGCTTCAAGTTTCCTCACCTCGCGCTCGGCCTGGTTTTTCAACAGGGCGTACTCGCTGCCCGACAGCTGGGCCACAACATCACCAAAGACGTCCTCATCTTCTTCCATGGTGCGGTTTTCCATGCTGTCACTCATCATGGCCTTGCCGTGCATGATACTGTCGGCTATGGCGCCTTTGGTTTTCAGACGCTGGTAGGCGGTGACATCGAGACTGTCCTCTACGCCGAAGCGCAACACGCGGACGGGCTTGCCCATTTCCTTGTGGATATTGCCCTGACGCAGGATGCGGCCGTTACGTTGGGTGTAGTCCATGGGACGGTTAGGCGCGTCAACATGGATCAGCGTGTGCAATCGCTCCTGGATATTCACGCCGGTACCCAGTGTGAAGGTAGAGCCCATGATAACACGGATCTCGCCCGCATTGACCTTATCGAAGATCTCCAGCTTCTTGTTGACGCTCATGCCGCTTTTCATCACGACAATCTGGTCGGCGGGAACACCGGCATCAATGAGCTTCTTGCGGATGTCCTCATAAAGGTTGAAGCCGCTCTGCTTGTTCTGGTAGTTGTCGGCAAAGATGGCGACGGTGCCGCGGTAGCTTGCGGTGTCCTCCAGTGACTTCAATGTTTGCCTTACGGCCTCGTTGGTCTTGCTGTTGGGCTCGTCCTCTGCGTCTTGCAATACAAGTCGCGCATCAACGGCTGCGGCTTTGGCAATGCCGTACATCGTCAGCGGGATATGGCTATTCTCCTTCTTCTCTTTGCCGCTCATGTTCTCATAGCGCTCCAGCTCTGCATTGACATACTTCATGACACTGCGCAGGGCGCGGGTCTGCGGCAAATAGATGTCCTGGGCCTTGCCTCCCTCCATTTCGGGGATCTTGGTCTTAAGATCGCTGGCCTCGTCGGTGAGAACGGTATCACTGACACCGCTCCAGATACGCACAAGCTCGGGAAGGTTGACGTAACCGGCAAAGCGGTTATTCTCCTTAAACCTGCCGTTGGTGGCGAACTCCAGCATTTGGCTGATGTTGCCGAAGTTGCGAACGAAGTCGTCAAAGTAGTAGATGCCGTAGTTTTTCAGGGTTTCTGCAGGGTAAAGGTAGCGCATGAAGGTCCAGATCTCGGCAGCGGTGTTGCTGATAGGTGTACCGGTGGCAAAGACGACATTCTTGCCGCCGGTGCGCTCCATGACGGCCTGGCATTTCAGGAACACGCCCTGCGACTTCTTGCTGTAGCTGGGGTCAACACCCTTCACGCCGCGTTGCATGGCGGTGGCGAAGCCCAGGTGCTTGTATTCGTGGGCCTCATCGACAAGGATGGCGTCAATACCCATTTGGTCAAAGTCCTCGACATCATCGACCTTGCGGTCCAGCATTTCACGGGCCTGCACGGCGGCGTTCTGACGTGTCTTTGCTT